ATCACGAATCGTAACATAAGGATTGCTGATGTTACGATTTCGTAGCATCAGGATCGCTGATGTCAACTGTAAAGAAAAAAAAGGGGCCGAAGCCCCCGTTGTGATCAGTCCCACTCGCTTTCGGCCAGCAGGTTCATCTCCCGGATCAGCACGCCGATGGCGCCTTCTCTCAGGAATTCGAACCACTGGGTTTTATAGACGTATTCCGCCTGCCCCATAAGGCCTGGCAGTTCGCCTAGATCGGCCAGCAGCAGGGCCGGCACGCCGGCCTTGTGGCTGGCGTACAGGGCATCCTGCCGGAGATCCTCGACGGCCCAGAACAGGGCGGTCAGGAAGGACCGATCCTCGTCGCGGGCGTGCTTGAAAGCCCACTGAACGGTGGTTGCGATGGTCATTTAGGATTGCTCCATTGTCGAGGTACGGGCTCGGGGATCTCTCCCCTCGCTTGCCCGTATCCTAGCCACGGCCAGGGGGCGATCGAGGCCATTGTGAAGGATTGCAACAATGATCTTTGCTTATCAGTGGCCGATGGATCGATAAGTGCAGCTTATGAGTGAGTGTGAGCGGGCACACAGCGAAGCAGGGTCGTTCACACTCACCAGTTACCTGTTACCCGCCCACCACCCCACTATCACAATTCGTAATATAAGGATCGCTGATGTTACAATCTTGTGACATTAGAATCGCTAATGTTACAATCTTGTGACATCAGGATCGCTGATGTCAACTGTAAAGAAAAGAAAAGGGGGCCGAAGCCCCCCGTTGCTCATTCGAAGTCGGTGCCCATTACGGCTTCCCGGTTCATCTCCCTGAGCATCGAGGCGATGTCTTGGAGATTGCGCAGCTCGTGCCATTGCGTCTTCAGGACGTACTCAGCCCGACCCAGGCAGTCTGGCAGGCCTTGCACGTCGATCAGCAGCAGGGGCGGCACTCCGGCATCGAACAGGACCTGATCGAACTCCATTCGGAGATCGTCGATGGCCCAGGCGATGGCGGTGGCAAAGGACTGCTCCTGGAACCGGGCGGCCTTGAAGGCCGACTTGATGGTGCGGATCATTTGGGATTACTCCGTTGTCGAGGTGCATGCGCGGGTGTCTCTCCCTCGCATGCCATTATCATAGCGCACCATGGTGGCCGGTGGGGGATTCTGTAACATCCCGTAACATCAGGATTGCTGATGTTACAAGTGCGTAACATAAGCATCGCTTATCGGTGAGCGTGAACGGGCACCCACGAAGTGGGTCGTTCACGATCAAGTGAAGAGCGAAAGATGAATCGTTAATTGGAATAATGTGTACATGTAATTCGCAAGAGCTCATTCCATCTCGACTTCAACCGGCCAGGGAAAGTCCACAGCGAACCAAGGAATCAGCAGAGAATGAACGTACCCCCACCCCGCTCTGGGAAGACCGACTCCCAGCCAACCCCTTCAGAAAATCCCACAAATTTTCCAGGATCGGTCTACAGTGCGACATGTTTGCGGTGTAACAAGTCAGTAGATGTAAATATTATGTATCGGAAGTATGTTGGGGATATTATTTCTAGTTGTCGAGAGTGTCGATCACTAGTGCCACCTAGTGCCACCTAGTGACGGCCACCACCAGGTAACCTAGGTAGGTACCACCTAGTTTAAATATGACTACGGGATCACCACTATTACCATATGCGAATGCATATCTAGTTGTTACTGCGGGATCCAGCAGGGTACCAACACTAGTGGGATCACGTATCGAATATCTTAGCGAGGAGCCAAGCCCCTCTAGTATAATATTCAGGGCATATTTAAAATTAGATGATTCCAGGACAAATTATTTAATCAACACACCACTAGCAAACAACGGGACAATTGATTCAAGGTACAAGGGATACATACTGCAGTACCTTAGGATAAATAGCACGAATTATCCTGTAAATTCCATGGGATTTAATAATATTAGCGAACCTCTGGGGGATGATATTATTGACAATGGCTTATCCCTCAGGGTATCATTTTCAGAGACGATACCAGGGTATAATTCTAGTAAATGGCAGAATGCATTTATTGAGATATGTGAAGGGAAATTCAGATCAAATGGAATTGACAGGACGATATATGAATCTATCAATGGCATACCGATCACCTTAACAGTTGGTGAATTCAGCAATTCAAAGATGTTAAATTTATAATGGCTACCCAGAAATTTTTCAACAAGAATTTCTTCAGGGATTTAGTGAGTGATATTGTGGACGAAGTAGATGGCACCAGTTACTCTAGGAAATTACTAGTGCCACTACCTGGTCTCACTGTGGCAATAAATGGAACCAAGGAATTCATAGAATATATCAGCACTCAGATTGAGGGGAAATTTTTACAGATTGTCAGGCAGGAATTACCAATTCTTCTGGATACTGCGTTCAATGTAAACTGGCCTGATACGTCTAGTGATTTAGTGGATACTGGTGCCCTCAGGAATTCCCTTGAGATCAACATAACAAATGGATCTCTCAGTATCAGGTATACAGCACCGTATGCGGGTATTGTACATTATGGTGGATATATTGTACCATATGGCAACAAGAATGCGGAGCGTGTATATATACCTCCCAGGCCATTCTTGGAGTATGCAATAAATGGAGGCGGACCGTTTCCTGCGTATGATTTCAAGGATGCCCTAGACCGCGCCATTGCCATGATATAACTGATTTGGCATACTAACTAGCTTATTGGATCAATATGAGTAAATTACCATTTGCTGTATCGCCCAGATTAGCACCTAGGATTGAATTAATTGGCAGTGAGGAATCAGGAAAGGTCCAGATTGAGCGTCGCGGTTATTTAACAAGTGGTGAAAAGGCATTTGTACAACAAATTTTACAACAGGACAACAGTACGCTGGCATTAATTGATTTAGCCAGGACAGTTGCCAGGACCAAGGGTTACGGCCTTCAGGAATCGTATAACTATGTAGTGCAGTGTATTACGGGTGAAATCACTGATGAATCCCACAGGGGTACTATAGAAGAACTAGGGCTTGAATTTTCCAGTCAAATTGACCAAACGTTAAAAGGTTTAACGGTTGCACGTTCACGGGAGAGTATTATTTATGCTGCGTGCATGTTAATTCACCGTATAGATGCATCAATGGATGTAAATGATGTAATGGAATTACATCCAGATATTATTGAAGGATTAGCGGCATTATATTCAGACGAGGAGGCCAAATCAACAGCACGACTAATGGATGCTGAGTCCTCAGAAGCTGAACCTAGTGTGGAGCAAATTGAAAAAAAGCAAAGGGGGACGCGCAGCAAGTAATACCATTTGACGAGTATTACTGGCGCCTGAAGTACAGTTTTCCTGGGGACCCAGAATTTCAGCATGACAATTTTTGGCTATTACCATATGAATATGTAATATGTGCGATATGTGCATTAAACAATGAACGGATGACGGAGTTACATGAATATGAACGACCGATTGCTGTCTTAGCGCTACAGCAAGCGGAGATCAACCGTGACCGTAAGAAGAAACGCCGTCCGCACACTTTAGAGGAGTTTTATTTATACAATACGGCCCAGGATGAGGATTTACCGCATGGCAAATATGGAGCTAGTGCGCTTAAGTTAATTGAGCTAGGTAAATTCCCAAGTTGGGCCTTATTTGTGTACAATGATCTAGTGAAGAATGCTGAGGACTATTCGATTCCGAATGAACCTGCATTTATTGCGGATAATGCGATTATCTTGGCACCAGAGATTGAGGAAAATATTGGCATTGGGATGTTGATTGCATTACAATCTGCCTCTAATTCTTTAGTCGAGTTCCGCAATTTAGATGGCGATATAATTAATATATGGTTACCCAAACTGGAGTCACAGGTCAATGCAATCGAGGGATGTGAATTCCGTATTTTATGTTAGCGGTTGACCGTTTAACCATTTACGAATTTGGTGTTCACGTAATTCGCTATAGAATGGCTGCATTTTATACCATTCCAACCAATCTATGGAACCTTTAGAGTGATTACATTCTAGGCAAGCCGGTGTAACATTACTAGTGCAATCATGACCACCTTTTGATTTTGGTCTGATGTGATCTATTGTTAAGCTAAGGTCATCAATTGGAGGTTTACCGCAATAAGCGCAACAATTATTCCATGCTTGTTTAATTGAATCGCGCCATAATTTTTTGGCTTCTTTACGAGTGAGGGCAGACATATCAAATAAATAATCAGAGATATGCTGATGCAGTGAATTAGATTCACTAACCGAGAAATCGGTCATCACCGACTGATCATTTAAATGATATTAAGAAATAATTAATAATACCAAGGTAACGGTCAAGTAATTTCTGCATAATTACCCTGGCTGGCATCAATATATGATGCCTACGACGTCGGCTGGCACCCTAGTACCAGATGGATCGCATTCCTAGTGTCTCAAGCATTAACTATTTCACCTGATGTAATTTTTGATACATTAACAGGCGACACTCAGTTTATGAGCTATGTTGGGACATATACCTTCCTGGATTCAACAGAGCTGGATGCCATCAGTGTACTAACACCAGGTTCTAGTATAAAATCATTATCCAATGTAACAGGTCTAGAGGTAATCATACATGACGTTGGTCCCGTGGATAGCATATCGTATATTGATGGGCCATCTGATGCCATCGTAACATGGAATGTTTATCTGGTATTATGGCCACCCGAGAATGGTGACGATTTAACAAATGCGATCAAAAGGATGATATATTTATTTAGTGGAGCAAAATCGATTAACACTTTAGTATATAAAGTAGCAGGCATTGGTACTAGTGCTGGTGCTTACACACAGGCTTTAGTGACGATACCGCAAACATCAGTTATCAATACATGAACCGATTATATCAGTAAATTCTCATAGTGTACCATTATTTTATAATCCTAAGGGGATGCTAAATATTTTCGGAACTCTAGGGTGACGGGGTCAAAGAATACCCCGGAATTGTCCCTTCGCCCGGATGATCTCCGGCTTGGACCCATTGGCTAATTACAGTGCGGCATTTGGGTACGACGTGTATATCGTGCCTGTCGGCGTCAACTCGGTTGACACTAATTTCACGGGTGTCACAACCGGCGTTGGTGCCTCTGGTGGTTTCATTAACTTGGGCGCCAGTAACGCTAATGTGCTGGCTTCCGATAGCACGGTTGCGTATTCGGCTGGTGTTTTCACGGTTGAAGGTAGTCCTTTCCTCATGGACGGCACTGACGACATCGCTCGTCTGTACGGCTTGACGAATGCCAGTCTGGAGACGGACACCAACTCCGAGGACGTGGTGACGTATGATTCTGAGACCAAGGGTTTCAATGTCAGCATCCCTACTTCCAAGACTTGGAGTATTTCGCTTTCTGGTGTGGCTGACTTCAAGGATGCTGGCTACCAGATATTAAGGCTGACTGAGCAGAATACGGTTGCCGATGCACTGCGCGTCAAATTCGTGCGTGTGGGCCCCACTGGCACGGATGAAACCGTGTATGGCTATGGTACCCTGGTGGGCTATACGGAATCGATTGAAGCCGGTTCTATCGTGTCCTGGGAGGCTACTGTCCAGGGCTATGGCCCGTATCGTATTGACGTCGACGCCAACGCCTGACGCTAGGTTACAATTCAATACCAACCCCATATTATATGGGGTTTTTTGTTGTCACAATGATATCTTCGGCAACCTTTATCTAGGACGATTCACTAGCTCTTAGATGGCGAAGAATTACATTGAATTTGAACTACGTCCTAATGTAGCCATTGGTGAATTTACCAGAAAATTCAATGCATTAGAAGGTGAAGCTCAAAGGGCGTTTCTTGATGCAAGTACTGTACAGCCGAAACCTGTTACTCAGAAGGTAACATTACAAGCTGAGCTAAATGAGACTGGCTTTAAAAGTGCTGTTGCGTTAACTGATGGCATAAAAAAGAATTCAGAACAGCTTTCAACATTTATTAACCAAGCGAATAAATTACAGGATGGCAGTGTAGCCAAATTAAAGCAACAACTAGCACAGGCCACGCAGGTCAGAAATGAAATTGCCCGTTATGAAACCAGTATAGGCGGTGTTGCCGCCATTGTTCGGTCTGTAAATCCACTTTGGACAGAACAAAACAATCGCGTCAAGCTATTACGAGAAGAACTAAATAAAGCTAGTGCTTCCAGTTTCTGGGATCGGTTAAAAGTCGACCTTAATTTTGGTGCTTTTGAAAAATTTGGTGGTGTTGTTAACGGTTTAGTCAACACATTTCAAAGCCTTGGGATTATTTTTGGTCAAATTATTGCACCAATTAATGATGTAATCGACACCCTAGGGAAATTACAAGGTATTGATCTAACATTCCGTGCTATTGGACAAGGTCCAGCGGATGTTGCTACAATTTTTCAGGCTTCAACAGATATTGCGACAAAATACGGCGTCAGTTTAAACGCTGTACGTGAAGGCTTTGTTAAATTGTCGCCCACAGTGCTTGCCGCTGGAGGCAATCTAGGACAGGTGGAGGGTGTGGTCTCTGCTCTGTCCAGCAGATTTGCCGCATTTGGCCTAAGCGCAGACCAAGCAAACCGAGTGTTAAATGGTATCATCCAGGCATTTGGTAAAGGCAAGCTGCAGGCAGAAGAGCTCAATCAGCAAATTTCGGAAGCGGACCCTGCATTCCGTGTTGATTTCGCTGAAGCCTTACAAAAAGCAGGAAAAGAGTTAGGCATACTTGGCGGAAAAGCTGATGGTACAGTTGCTAATCTGAATGAATTAGTCAAAAATGGTGAAATTACTGCTGATGTGCTGTTAGCAGTATTACCGTATACAGAAAAACTTAGCTCAGCATTCGGGGCATTGGGGCCAACTGCTCAATCTGCTCTGCAGGCATTTGCCAAAGGCCAAGCGACAGTTAAACAAGTTACAACTCAAATTCAGAACCTGAATCAACTGAATTTTGAAACGTTAGCGAAATCAGTTCAACCGCTTATTCAATCTTTTATACAACTACAGGCCATTGCGACTGATACGTTTGCAGTATTTTTAAAATCAGAAGCATTTAAACTGCTATCAACCGTACTGTCTGACCTGGTTGGCGGTATTGTTTTTATAGTTACTGCCTTAGTCAAACTTGGCACAGCATTTGCTGCTATTCTGGATCCTGTGCTAGGTGCTTTAAATGCTATCAATTCTGTTATTCCAGTAACCAAGCTTCTTGGTGTTGCGCTCGGTGTGTTTCTAGCCGGGTCAGTAATCAAACTGGCTACATCTGCGATACCTTTACTGATTGGTAGCACTAGGGCACTAATTGCCGCCAATCAGGCATGGCTTGCAAGTACACTTGCCAGCTCTGCCCCTATCGGCAAGCTTGCGAGCACCATAAAATCAAATGTTATTCCTAGTTTACTAGCATTTGGCGCTAATCTTAAGGGCAAAACTCTATCTGGTTTAGCCTCATTAATTGTATCCACAAAGACAGCGACTACTGCTTTGGATAGAATCAAGGGAGTAACGGGTGCTGCCGGTGGTTCTTTTGGCATACTTGCGCCAACTATTAGCGCACTGGCATCTAGATTTACCTCAACGGCTGCTAGTTCTAAGGCCGCCGGCAAGGCTATACAAACGACGGGCGCAACTGCCGCCAATGCTGCTGGGGATTTACTGGGGACAGCCGCTGCGACAGCAGCCGGGGAGATTGCAGCAGATCTTGCTGCCAAGTCTTTCGGTAAGTACCAGGCTGCCAGCAAGGCCGCAGGAGGGGCCGCAAAAGCAGCTTCTGGCTCATTCAAAATTACAGGTGATGTACTCGAAGGCGTCAATGCTGGGACAGCAGCAGCAGGCATAAATTGGGGCAAGTTCCTAGCGGTCCTTAGGGTAACAGCTCTTCCAGTGGCGGTTGCTGCTACTGCTTTTGCAGCATTAAACACTGCAACAAATACATCTAGCGCAGCAGCTAAGAGCTTCGAAGAAGCATTCAAGTCTATTAAAACAGAGCTCCAGAACACCAAAGCTACGCTTAAGTCAGCAACGTCAGAATTTCAGTCATTTATTAATGTAGTAAATCAAATCAGAAGAGAGCAAGGAGCAAAAATTCCCCAGTTCCTGGAGGGCCTAGATGTCTCTAGAGCTTCGGAGGGTTTACAAAAAGGCAAGGCTGAAATTGAAGAAACCTTTGCAGATTTAACTAAAGAAATAGATAAATATGATAGAGCAACGGCAAGCGATCGCTCTACTGAAAACATAAAAGCTGGAGTAAAAGCTAAAATCCAATCTTACGATGCTTTAATCCAGGCAAATATTGCAGCCAGAAATGAATTTGCTAAAAAATGGAAAGATTCTGGCGCAAGTCCTCAGAATATTGCTGCTCTTAAGAAGTATGCAGCGGAAATAGAGCAACTAAGGAGGGATCGACAGAAATTTGTCAATGAAGCAGCCGCTAAAGGTATTACTTTTAATGCTGAAGTAAGTACAGAAGAATTCAACGGCTCTATAGAATTTTTAAAAGCTGAGATAAAATCCCTTGGAGAAGACTCTGCTAGTATTAAAATAGGCTTAAATGAACCATACAGACAGAAGTTAAATCAAGAAATAATTGGCATCAAGCAAGTCCTTCAACTACTAGAAAACGACCCAGTTTTAATTAAAGCCGAAGTTCAATTTAAGGCGCAAATATCTGAACTAAAAGCTGCTGTTGATCTTGGAAAAGCATATGCAGACAAGATAAAAGCTAGTCTTGACCTAGATCAGTCTACTTTTACTTTAGCCAAGGCTAATGTTGACTACAAAATAAGTGGTGCCGAAAGAGAACTAGAAGCACTTAAGGATAGAAATGCATCAGAATCTGAAATAAAAGCAAAAGAACTTGAGATAAAAGACCTAAAAGAACAACAAGCTGGTATTGAAAAAGAAGCTTCGATAGCAAAATTAAATGGACTTGCTGCAACACAGAAGGCAGAACGTCAAAGCTTAGAACAAACGCAAAGAATGCGTCAACTTGAGCTTGAAATAGCTATCATTAGAGCACGAGCTGATCAAAATGCTGCCAAGGCAGCACTTACCAGATATGAACAAAAACGAAAAGAAGCACAAATTGATGCCTTCAAAGACGGAAAAGTTACAGATGAGGAACTGGAAAGGATAAATTATTTCGACGAGCTGGTGAATCTTAGTAAGCAAAATGTTAGCTTAAGAAATCAAGAGGTAGCTGCTCTTGAAAAAAGCAAAAAATCAGTACAAGAGCAAAATCAGGTTGAAAAAGATACACTAGGTATCAGACAGCAAACGGAAGTAAATACAGCACAAGCAGCAGTTAATTCACAGAATATTACAGCATCAGCGACTGCTGCGGCTCGTGCCACCTTGGGGATAGCAACAGCAGCCAAACAAGTTTCCTATGGACTTATTCAAGCAGGAGGCAAGGTTATAGAACTGACTAGTGCTGCGAGTGGTACCAACAGTGCTTTTGCTCAGGTTGGAAGAAGTGCCGCCGCCGCTGGCGGGCAAATATCCGCTGGTCTTGATGGGGCAGCGTCTTCTGTAGAAAGTATTGCAACCGCCGCTAAAGAGGCAACTGGTCAGATAGTAACTTCAGTGCAAGAACTAGGCAACGTAGGCGGACAGGCCGCAGACAACCTGCAGGGTATTGCAAGCCCCTTGCAGGGCCTTAAAGGCTCTTTTGACGAGGTTACAACTGCCGCGAATAATATCGCGACACCTATCGAAGGTGCCCAAGATTCCATTAGTCCCTTGAATGACGCTACAGGTACGCTTGCTACCAATTTTGGCGGCGCAGCAGAAGCAGCCTCTGGTCTCAGCTCTTCAGTGTCTGGTGTTGCTACTAGTGCTGCATCTGCAGGAGTAAACTCGCGTGAATTGCCAGAGAACCTAGGAGAAGCAGAAACCAAAGCGCAATCTATTTCTGATAAATTAAATAGTCTAGATGGCACAAGGATAAGTGTAGAAGTATCTTATAGTGGAGGTCTGCCTGGATTCTGGACGGGCGGTCCTGTTAATGCAGGCAAATTAATTCGTGTAAACGAACTAGGAAAAGAATCATTCTTGTCCAATAGTGGCAAGCTTTCGATGATTAATAAGCCCAGAAATGCTACATTCCGTCCGCCCACCAGTGGTACAATCATCCCTGCTCATATTACTAAGATGATGAATATACCGCGTAGTGGCGTCAAAGTAAGCCGCAACGCCAGTTCCAAGATCTCCAGGACATCAACTGGCAATTCTTCTATTGCAGCCATGACTAGAGCTATTGCTGGGGCTCTTAATGAGATTAAGCAGCCTAGTAATATCAAACAAGATTATGGGCAGGCAGAAGCTGCGCAAGCAGCGCAACTTGGTCGTCTACATAATGCGATCAATCGCTTATCTGAGAAGAACTGGAATGTTAATGTCAACCTACGGAATACTGGTAGTACAGGTTATCTTGATGCGTTAAATCGCAGTCTGTAATGGCAGTTACTCTTGATAGTACTACCTTCGATAGTTTATATTTAAGAGATCAGCCTGTTGGCTATGAATCTAATAACGTAATACGTGGCAGGACGGCAAGAAGTTGGACAATTTCTGGCCTTGTTTCGCCAAGTGATTGGTATGCATTGCTTGGTATTTATGACACATGGCGCGATGCGCGAATCCTGGAGGAAGCTCCGACTGCAACTTCTACTGTCGGTTCAACTGTTAGCTTATCAGTTGATGGGCCTGGAAATTATTCTTGGAACAATGTTGATTGTTGGTTTTCAAGTGCCCCAGCGGCATCACAAAATGGCAGCTACCTAGAGATTGAATTCAGTCTAGTCGATGCTGCACAGCAGCTTCAGATTTATATTCTTGAAATAGAAGATCCTACAGGCGGCGGTGGTACCACAGAAGAGCCTGACCTTGGTACATATACAATTGGCAGTACCGTCTTAACATTACGTAAACCAATTGATACTTTTGCCAATGGTCCGGCCCTAGAATTAACAGCGGGTGGTACCCATTACATTACTGGTCCACTTGTCGCTTTTAAAATCAAAGACATTGAGGGTGAAACTGATGCTGCTGGGTGGGCTGGGGTTCTATCTTGGTATGAGTCTCAAATTATCGCTACACCAAGCCCCGGTAGTTACTTTCCAGTAACAGCACCAACCGCATCTGCGGAACGCCGTCTAGTGGGAGGTGTTCCAACCGATATTTACACTGTATCGATACAACTTGGTCTTGTGATCTGATAAATATATTTGATTGGCATACTACAACGCCCCTTAGGCGTGATGCCTGGTATGTCCGACGAAAATCAACAGGTGCTTGAGACAAGCGCTAGTGGAAGTGATCAAACTGGTGACGATTCAGATAATCGACGGAACTATTCCGAAGAAGAAGTTCAGAACCTGCTAAAAGCACTCAAATCTGAGCGTGAAGCACGTAAAGTATACGAAAAGGAGGTCAAAGAAAAAGCGGCATTACTTGAAAAGTTTGCTGACATTAATCCGAATGAATACCGCCAACTTCAAGAAGAAGTTGCTGTTGCTGCCCGAGAGAAGGCAGCAGTTGAAGAACGAACTGCATTGCTTGAAGAAAAATACGGCACGCAAGCAGCGGAAGCATCTAAGATGCGTGACAATGCAATGCGTGAATTGCTTGAATTCCGTAAACGCTATGCCCTAGAGAAAGTATTTTTCTCTGCAGGCGGCCGGACTGACTCGGCTGATAATGTATCATTTTTTGATATGCTGGCCAACCAAATTGGTGGTCAGTTTCGCCTAGAAAATGATGGTAGCATTACTGTTATCGATGCTGCAGGTGATCCCGTACTCGACAAGGAGTCCGGTCGTCGCGTTAATCCAGAGGACTTCTTGGCGCAATACAAAACGCATCCGATCTACGGTACTTTCTTTAAAGGAAACAAAGGATCTGGCGCTGGTATTGGCTATGGTGGAACTGACGCGAACGGGGTTACGTCCGAAGACCTTCATGGTCTAAGTGTAGACGAACTATTCCAGCGTGCTTTCGGGTAGTCCACGCGTTATAACGCTTTGACATTTAACACCGGTCAAATGATCGGTTTTTTTATGAAAATTAATATTTTGTATTTTATTTGGGTACTCTAAGGTGAGTACCCAGCCCTGAGTTGGTTGTGATGACCTATCAGGGAGGGTCTAGCGTTAATGGATGAGACATCCTGAGGCGATTTACCTTTCCTGTCAAAGCACACTTTAACCGCTTAGGAACATGGCATTAACTCTGATTGAGGCTAAAAAGCACTCTTCCAACCCTCAAGAGCTGGCAATTATCACCGAACTGGCTGCCGGCCCTCTGCTTCAAAATCTGCCTTTCCGCGAAGTTCAAGGCAATGGCCTGTTCTGGAAGCGTGAGGAATCCCTCGGCGATGTGGGCTTCCGTACGTTCAACAGTGGCTATGCCGAGAGCTATGCCACCGTCAAACAGCACAGCGAAGCGCTGAAGCTGTTCGGTGGTGATATCAAGGTCGACCGCGCTATCGTTGACCTGGAGGGTCCCGAAGCTCGCGCCTATCAAATTCAGGCCAAGACCCGCGCAATGCGCCTGGCTTTCGAGGCTCTGTTCATCAACGGTGACTCGAACACCAGCGGCGCCGAGTTCGACGGCCTGGCAAATCGCCTGCCCTCTAGCTCTTCTCAGTATATTGAGAATGCTGCTACCCCCGGCGCACTTGATCTGGGTGCTCTGGATGAGGTTATCGATGCAGTGGATGCCCAGGGCGGCCAGAAGTATCTGGTGATGTCGAAGTCTGCCCGTCGTCATCTGAGCAAAGTGGCTCGCGCCTCTTCTCAGATCGATATCGAGCGCAACGATTTCGGTTATCAGCAACTGTTCTACGGCGGCATCCCCGTCCTGGAGCTTGATCGCGACCATCAGAACGTGGCGATCCTGGATAGCGATCCGAGTGATCAATCCATCTATGTGGTGGCCTTCGGCAATGATCTGCTGACTGGTCTGCAGAACGGTGGTCCTCAGGTGCGTGACCTGGGTGAAGCGACCGATTCGCCGGTGCTTGTGACTCGCGTTGAATGGTATTGCGGGATGGCGCTGATCAACGGTCGTGCCGCTGCTCGCCTTGCGAACGTCGATGCTACGGCTGCTATTGCCTGAGTTTAGCTTAGATTATTGGCCCCAGAAATGGGGCCTTTTTTATTGCCTGACACTAGGTAAACTAATCTAGTCGAATTACTAGCAGTGGTTCCTGGAAGGTACGACATTAAAATATACCAGCGAGCTACGTTCAAACAGGAAGTCACGCTGCCAATCGACCTGAGTGGACATCAAGTATTCGCCCAAATATGGGACAGTAAGCGCAGAAATAAAGTCCTAGATATGGAAGTAGAAATGATAGACGAATCTCTTGGCAAGTTCAACTTAATTGTTGATTGGCCGGAAACTACACCACTTAAAAAAGCAGCAGAATGGGACTTGATGGTTGAGTATGCAAACGGAGATCGTGATTATTGGCTTGAAGGTTTAGTGACAATTGATCCTGGATTTACCGCACCAGAGGACGCAGACTGATGCCAGATTTAATTGTTGAAATCGTTACTAACGTTGCGGCTGTTGAATTAGGTGCAACCCCAATTGTTGAGACCGTAACTGTCGCAACAGTAGGCCCCCAGGGTCCTCAAGGGGCTACTGGCGTAGCCGGCGAGGCCGGCACTGATGGCGCAACTGGAGTTACTGGAGCTACTGGCCCGATTGGCGCTACTGGCGTTACTGGAGCAACTGGCCCTCAAGGTGATCCTGGTGGTGCAACAGGCGCTACCGGTGCCACTGGGGCTGGCGTAACTGGTGCTACTGGTGTCCAAGGCGAAGTTGGGGTAACTGGATCGACAGGCCCTACAGGTCCGCAAGGCGCTGATGCATTATGGAATTTTGTTGGCGAATACAATAATGGAGCCGACTATTATCCTGGCGATGTTGTAACATTTGCCGGCGGCACTTATTACAGAATTGGTGAACCCAATCCTGGGTATTACCCGACTGATCCTAATTATTGGACTGCCGTTGCATTACCGGGTGCTGTCGGAGCTACTGGTGCTGATGGTATCACTGGTGCAACTGGTGCAACTGGTGACGTCGGTATTACCGGCGCTACTGGTATCGATGGTCCGACAGGTGTCACGGGAGCTTCTGGCGCCACTGGTGTTACTGGCGCCACTGGTGTTGTCGGCCAAAGCGGTCCAACTGGTCCCAGCGGATTAATTGGTATTACTGGAGCAACTGGTGTCGTTGGCGTAAGTGGTGCAACTGGTGTTGCTGGCGCCACTGGTGTTACTGGCGCAACTGGCGAGACTGGTGCAGTTGGCCCTGAACCTTCTTCTACCACATACACAGTTGATCTGGTCTCAACTGTTAATCCGCAAGCTTCCGGTATTACCAGCACCCAGCTACAGATCACTGGAACTGCCGGCGAATTTCAGTATACATACGAAACCTTAAGTGGCGTAGAAATTACCGGGACTGATGGTGAGTTTTCTTGTAACGCTGTTAGCGGGGAATTATTGGCCGACTGGACTATGGTTGTCCAGATTGCTGGCACTTTAACGGGTACTGGTTCTATTACCGGTTACACCAGCGGTAAGGTTTACACAGTTAAGCAAACCAATGGTTCTACAACTTTCCAATTGGTTGAACTGGTTACATCAAGTGGCCTAACGCCAGTTGTTACTACTCCTGGCAGTGTAACTGGCCTTACCTTTTATCTTGGATACCGTATAGCGCAGCGTCAGCGCCTGTTGATTAGTGGAACGAACTCAGGCACTGGCAGTATTTCCGGTTACAGCAGCGGAACCCTTTATAAGATTAAAGACACCACGGTAGTCGGACCTACAAATGGTGTCGTTACATTCGCATTGAATGACAATAACGATGTTGGTATCGCAACTACCGCCGGAACGACAACAGGCCTAGTCTGTTACATGGTGTATGGTAACTATATAAACGGTGATGTCACTGATGTCCAGATGTTTGGCGACTATGGCGCTGGTGATTTCTATGATATAAATGACCAAGGCGGGCTGTATCCAGGATTTATATTGTATTTCACGTTTAATGGTGTAAATAATTTAAATCAGATTGATTTAAATCTTAACTATATAAACACATCAACTCATACTATTTTACTGCAGATTTACGATTTTGCTGCAGGGCAGTGGATCGAAGTAACCAGATATCAAGGTCTTTCTTCTTGGACTCAGTTCCAGCCTGGACTTATTTCCGGAACACCGTATATCAACGGTTTAAATGAAACCTATATCAGGCTTTATCACCAATCCTCTGGTGCTAGCAGTCATTATTCTTATATTGACTATGTTGCAGTAGTTGATTCTATCTCCGGTGGACAGGGACCCAGAGGTGCTACTGGCCCTCAGGGTGCAACTGGGGTTACTGGGGTAACTGGCGCTACGGGCATTGCTGGCATTTCTGCTAGCGGTCGTATCTGGTATTTTGCCCAGGCTGCATCTGACATCAGTGGATATGAAACACTGCAGCCCGACTCTCCAGATAGTGCCCCTCAGGATGACATGACTGCTGTCACCACTAGCTCTAGTGGTGAAGTCTTGATTAATGAATTTGTCACCGAGGTTGGTGATCCTGGTATTAATGAGATACCGACCGGTGAGTATGAGATACGCTTCTGGAGCTATGTCTCCAGTAACGACGGAGATACCAGGCTGGTGTTCCGCGTCTATACGCGTGCAACCAACGGTACTGAAACCCCATTGTTCTATTTGAATTCTCCAGAGATTAATGCAACTACCGCCAGTTATTACAGTCAAATACTGGTAAATACTCAGGTAAATCCAATCGATCCAACAGATCGGATTGTAACAAAAGTATACGCAAAAACTACTAGTACTAACAATATTACCGCTCATTTTGTTCATTCTGGTAATACGCCTAGCTCCTGGAAGACTGCTATTACTCTGGGCTATGTCGGTCCTCAGGGCGCAACTGGTGCCACTGGCGTAGAAGGGCCAACTGGCGCAATTGGCGTTACGGGCGCGACCGGCCCTCAGGGGTTTACTGGGGAGACTGGTCCTACTGGCGCCACGGGGACACAAGGAGCAACTGGCGCAACTGGCGCAACTGGCGTAACTGGCTCAACGGGTGTTACTGGTGCTACTGGCGTGAGCGGCGTAGGTGGCGCTACAGGAGCCACTGGTGTTAATGGTGTAACGGGTGCTACTGGTGTTGTTGGCGTCAGTGGCGCTACGGGTGTCGAAGGACCGACTGGCGTTACCGGTGCAACAGGCGTAGGTGGCGCCACTGGCGCGACTGGTGCTGTTGGCATATCTGGCGCTACTGGAGTGATCGGCGTCTCTGGTGCAACTGGCGCCACTGGTGTTGGTATTACCGGTGCCACTGGTATCCAAGGAGCCACAGGGATCCAGGGCGCGACCGGTGCCACCGGAGTTAATGGTATTACCGGCGCTACTGGCGTCAAGGGAGACGCAGGCGATGCTGGCGCTACTGGTGCAACTGGCGTTGGCATTACTGGTGCCACTGGTGTAACTGGAGGTCCTGGGACAACTGGTGCTACTGGTGCCACTGGCGTAACAGGAGCTACTGGAGTAGGAACCCCTGGAAGCGATGGAGCAACTGGGGCAACCGGCGCGACTGGCGCAACTGGAGTTACTGGAGCCACTGGTGTTGACGGTATCACGGGTGCTACTGGTGTTATTGGTGTTTCTGGCGCGACTGGTGTTACCGGTGCTACTGGTGTTAATGGTGTAACGGGTGCTACTGGTGTTGTTGGTGTTACTGGGGCAACTGGCGTTGCTGGGGCAACTGGCGTAACTGGAGCCACCGGAGTAGGGACCCCTGGAATTGACGGAGCGACAGGCGCGACTGGTGTGGTTGGTGTAACTGGCGCGACTGGTGTAACTGGCGCGACTGGGGTAATTGGCGTATCTGGCGCGACTGGTGTAACAGGACCCGCTGCACCGAAATCAATTACTATTCTGAATCCAACTACATCAGAAAAGGTTCCACTTTTTTATACAACAACTGGCTTAACTTTTGCTGCTATTCGGTCCTTAGTAGCCGGCACTTCGCCTAGTGTTACCTTTTCCATAAGGCATGGAAGTGACTTCAGCGCCGCCGGAACTGAGGTGGTGAATTCTGGTACTACTGTAACGAGCACTACTACAGGCCTTGCGACAACGACATTTAATAATGCTACTGTTTCCGCAAATAGCTTTGTTTGGCTGACCACATCAGCTACATCAGGAACCGTTGACCAACTTCACGTGTCATTGTTCTTCTAATTATGACTGTTTGGAGCCTGGTTGCAATTGGTGCTGTCGCGACATCAGCACAGGCTGGTGGCAACTTGGCCATCACCGTTCCAGCAGGAGGCCAGAAAGGCGATCTTTATGTTGCAGTAATTGCCTACAGAAATATTAATACTTTTACCGCCCCTGCTGGCTGGGCGATTCATGAGCAACAATCACTTGGCAATACCAGCACTACAACAACCTCCTCTATTGGTTCAGGTTTAATTGCATCTATTGTCCGTGGGGATACAGAGCCTGGTGGTACCTTTACGCGAACCGGTGGTGATGTTGGCTATGGTCGAATATTAATTTACAGGGCAACTGCCGGAACTCCCAGGTTCGGTACATCTTCTTCTAGTACAGCGGCAGCGAATGCGACTGCTCTGTCTACAGCAGGCTTAAATGTTACCGATAGAAATACTTTGATTGTTGCTGGTTTTTGTGGTGCGGATAATACAACTGTTAGCGCTTTTGACGTTGGTGCGACGGTACAAAGTGGTGCTACGAATACTACATCACCGCCAACCGTTGACACATGGTATGAACGTGCTGACACCAGTACGACAACTGGCGCCGATACTGCCCTCGGTATTGCGGATGTGGTTATAGGTACTATAGGAACCACTGCCAGTATTATCTGTACTGCGGGTAACTCTTCTCGTCATGTAATGGTTAGTGCTGCCTTCTATGTCCCTAAAAGATATGTTCTGGTGACATAATCTCGTTATACTGATTGTAGCGTCAAAAGCATGCATGCGTCTCCATTTGGTGGGAATATTCCATACGCAACACAAGGCATCCTTTAGTCACTGCGCGTTCACAGGCAAGGCGCTGCGCTTTCCTAAGATGATGCAGAAGTATGGGTATCATGTAATTGAGTACAGTAACGAAGGATCTGAAAGCACAGCAGACGAAAAGGTCGTAATATTGACAAATCAAGAATATGAAGACTTATACGGTAATCGGAAAAAATCCGATTTTTATGGCGATAATGCAACAATAGGAAGTGAAGGTCATAGATTGTTTGAAGGCAAATTGATTGGCGAAATGTCTTTGCGTGTCAAACCTGGGGATATTATATGTCATCCGTTCGGGCACGCACATCAGGCTCTGATGTCAATCTTTCCAAACAACAGGCATGTTGAAACCGGCATTGGCTATCCGACATTGATGCCCGATAGCTTCAGGATCTTCGAGAGTTACGCCTGGATGCACTACCATCAGGGCAAAGAAAATCGCAACGGGCGCAACTATGAATGGGTTGTTCCGAACTATTATGACCTGGATGACTGGGAGCCGAGCTACGAAACTGGAGAGTATTTGGCTTTCCTTGGGCGCATAACGCCTCTCAAGGGAATGGATACAATCAGGGCGATCGCTGATTACACAGAGTATCCAATCATTCTTCACGGGCAGGGTGACGCCTCACAATGGAATCACCCGATGATTGAATATCGCGGCCCGATTAGCGGAAGGAAGCGCAGCGAGTTCCTGAGAGGCGCCCGTGCGTTGCTGGCACCCACTGTATTCACTGAGCCATTCTGCGGGATGGCCGTAGAGGCCATGTTGTGCGGCACACCGGTAATCTCCGTAAACTACGGGGCTATGACCGAGACTATTGGGCCTGGTATGGGCTATCGCTGCCATACACTACAGGATTGGCTCGATGCAATCGACCTTGTTGGTAGGCTCGATCGCCGCTTTATTTCCGAGACAGCACGAGCAGCCTACAGCCTGGAGTCATGCGGCGCCAAATACGACAGAATCTTCCGTAAGCTCGCAGACCTTGACAAGCGCGGATGGTACGAAGTGAACCGAATCAACTTTTACGAGATTGAGACTGAAGAGGGTCCTTTTGCAGCTAGGCTGGCTGAATGGTTAGATGAAACATTTGAGCCAATGACTGCTTTGGACATTGGGTGTGGCCCTGGTATTTATGTGAGTGCATTGCAGAATCAAGGCATTGCGGCAATCGGTATTGACATAGATCCACGAGTAAAAAACAAAAAAGGTATATATCAAGAGTCATTGTTTGATACCACTAGACAATCGGAGCTTGTGCTGTGTTTGGAAGTGGCTGAGCACATTGAATATGACTTGTCTGATGATGTAGTGAAATCTATTGTAAATGCGATCAAATCGGATGGCATCCTAATTTGGTCAGCAGCAAAACCTGGACAAGGTGGAATTGATCATATTAACTGCCAACCGAAAGAGTTCTGGGAGGATAAGTTTTTAAGTCAAGGCCTGATCAGGTATGAATCACTAGAGGAGACGATGGTAAACCACATTAAGAATGGATACCATATGGGATGGTTTATTCAAAATGCTATGATATTCAAAAAGCCTTGAACTGATCTAGGAAACCTAGCAAGATGCTGGCGCCGCAGTGATCTTATCTTCTTCTGACATTTATTCTCTGCTGACCAGGGATCCTATTGTTAGCGCGATTGCTGCTGTTAGGATAGTGAAGGACAGACCCGCGCTGGAGGCGGGTAGTGGTGTTCACATTTATATTCAAGAATATCCGAATGTCCAGGAATTTACGGCGACCTGGCCGATGTGGATCGTTGATTATGATGAAGAGCCACTGGATGTTGTTTTAAGTCAACTCAAAAAACTGGTACCAAATTTCCAGATAATAAAAAATGGTGCGTTAATACATGCAAGTACTACTGATCTTAAGATAGACAAAACAGAAGTTAAGCCTATAGAGAAGCAACCAGAAATATCGACTGCTGATATAGAAGCAAAATTCAAAGACCTACAGCAATCAATAGAAGACCGAATGCTGCTAGTGGGCCCCGGTCGCCCCGGCAGAGATGGTGCAAGAGGTATCCCTGGTAAGGATGGGCGCGATGGTGTCGATGGCAAGGATCTACAGGCCACTGATGTTGAACTCGGTGATCTAAAAGATGTCTTCGTTTCTGATGCCAAAAATCGTCAATTTTTAATGTATGACGGATCATCTTGGATCCCAAGTTTTGTACCGCAAATAATAAAAGCAGGAACAGGTGGTGGAAATGGTAGCAATATAGACGCCGACATGGTTCGGCAGATATGTGGTATTGACCAAACTGGCGAGCCGATGGGTCACGCCAATAAATTGGATAGCACGATTACGTTTAATAATATCACTAGAACTTTTACTATAGCTCCTGTAGCGTCAAGTTTTGATGTATGGGTCAGGGGAATTAAATTTACATATACGCAAGCGCAAAGTATACAGATTCCGGATGTATCTGACCTGTATTATATCTTTTTTGATTCTAATGGAGACATTGGCTATCAGACATCGTTCTTTGTTTGGGATAGTCAGGCATTTACTTCTTACATTTACTGGAATGCATCTGAAGGGGTCGCAACATATTTTGGCGATGAGCGACATGGTATTGTTCTTGACTGGCAGACTCACGAATACTTGCACAGAACACGCGGAGCATCGCTTGCTAGTGGTTTCGGCATCCAGAATTACACTGTAATTGGTGATGGATCACTTGATACCCATGCTCAGATTGATATTTTAAATGGCACTTTCTTTGACGAAGATCAGCAGATTGATATTACACATTCCGAAACTCCGACGCCTCAGACATGGGAGCAGCACTTGATTGGCCCAGCCAAAATACCTGCTTCATATCATACAAATAACGGATGGACTGTTAATACAGCCAATAATTTTCCAATTAAGACCGTTTCCGGTCAGCCTGTTTATAACTTAAATACCTCTGGTTCGTGGAGTCTTGTCAATGTAGATGAGAATAAGTATTTCCATGTTTTTATTGTTGCTACGCATAATCTTGGAAATCCTGTTATTTCTGTATTAGGTCAACGGCAAGATACAAACATCGGCAATGCTCGTAGTTATACCTGGAGCGACCTAGATTTACAAGATTTCCCTTCACTTGAATTCAGGCCACTTTATCATCTGATTTATCAACATGGTGTGTATGGCAATAGCGTTAATGCTAGATTGCGAGAAGTTGTTGACATCAGATATTCCGCTATTGGTGCATTTGCATCAGGATTGGTTGGTGAAATTGGCGCGACTGGTGCTACTGGTGTCCAAGGTGACGTAGGCGCTACTGGTCCGAAAGGTGACACTGGTGACATTGGAGCTACCGGCCCTCAAGGTGATGCATTTGACTTGAACTATCAAGGTGCATGGAATAGTGCAACCGCTTATGTCGCTTATCAAAGCGTGAGTTATGATAACAGTATTTGGATATCTACCAGATCTACTACAAATGAACAACCTGGCACTAATGATGCATGGGTCACTATTGCAGCGCAAGGAGCACAGGGAGCAACTGGTCCGCAGGGCCCAATTGGCTTTGATGGTGCCACTGGTCCGCAAGGTGTTGGAGAGATTGGAGCAACTGGCGCTGTTGGTCCCGTTGGTGAACAGGGCCCCCAGGGACCGGCTGGTGCAGATGGACAAGACGGAACTCAGGGGCCTCCTGGTCCCAATATTACATTCCAAGGTTCTGTAGCTAATGTCGCCGATTTACCATCTGGTGCCAATGTAAGTGATGCTTATACGGTTATCAACGAAGGATACGCTATTTTTATCTGGAACGGTTCCGCTTGGGTTGATGGCGGTCCTCTTCAAGGTCCGCAAGGAATACAAGGTCCCGCTGGCCCGCTGGGCCCGCAAGGCCCCGCTGGGGCTACTGGTGCCACAGGTGCTGCAGGCCCCCAAGGCAACGTTGGCCCCGCTGGAGGAAGCTTCCTGTCTGCCAGACTGTCTGCGACTATAAATTCAAGTGTGACAACATGCACTGTTGCCGCGACACAGGAGTGGCCATTAATACCAGCTAACGTCGCTCAGTATCGGATATTAATAGATAATGAAATAATGAATGTCACAGCAACATCTGGGACATATGGCAGTCTGCAATTAACGATAACAAGAGCACAACTCGGAACTACTGCCGCTACTCATAATAAGAATGGTCTGGTATATCTTCGACAGATTATACCACTGCCTGGTGCAACCGGCATTCAGGGTGCAACCGGTGTGGGTGTTACCGGCGCTACTGGCCCTCAAGGCGCAACTGGTGCAGGCGTCACAGGCGCTACTGGCCCTCAAGGCGCCACTGGTGTTGGCCTGTCTACCGGCTTACAGGTACTGCTGGACGACATAAGTCCCGGTTTCGATAGTGCAGAAGTCTCATTTCCATTAACTTATGCAACCACAGCTATACAACCAGCAGAAGTTCAAAATCTTCTTGTTGTACTAGATGGCAATGTACTTGAACCCATCCAGGACTACACAGTTAGTGGTAGTACTATAACTTTTGCTATAGCACCAAGTGGAACATCCGAAGCATTCTTAATAGTCAATTCGTACAGACCAGCACCTGTCGGTATTAGTGACCTTGCTGATGTTTCAGCAAGTGGCTCTGCGATACAAGGGCAAGCATTGGTCTGGAATGGCTTTGCGTGGGCTCCTGGGTCTGTAGCTGGTAGCGGTCAGCGTCGGATACTTGATACCCTGGTCTTTCCGCCTGGTGGCAATCCAAATCCTCCTTTTAACCTCATGATAGGCGGACAACTGTATACACCAGTAAGTGATTTGTACCTTGATGTATATAAAAACAAAGTAAAGCAAATACCTGGAATCGACTATACTGTTAATTCATATCAGATTATCTTTACTGATCCGATTTCTCCCTCGGAAATTGTGATCATTGCCACTGAAGCAGCTTCTGGGTCTGGTCTTGGCATGGATCCGGATAAAATAAGACGACACGACTATGTTGCACCATATAGTTACACGGGTACGGCAAACGAAGGAACATTAGAAAGTGATCCAGACTGGGTGCTTACCCGTATACAAGTACTGGAGAATGGTGACGCGGTGAACTATTATGCAATTGGCAGTTGGACTAACAGGAGTAGTGCCGATTATACCCTGCAGCCATTACTAGCACCACTACCAAAGGCAGCTAGAAGATTCTCGTTTGAAGGTAATTACAGTTATGCCGGTACCAATAATTATGGCAGTGATCCAACTTTAGCAAACTGGCAACTAACCAGAATTGAAACATTAGCAAATGGTGAAGCTGTCACGCTCACGGCGACCGATAGTTGGTATAATAGGATTGCCGCCTCCTATAGCTAATGTTTACCTTGCAGGACAAAGACGGGCAGCCAATCGAAGCCAGCATGCACTTATACAAAACGCCCACTGGTCATACTGTTAGGTTGCGTGTATTTGGTCAGCAATTGCCACCGATTATTCAAACATTAGAAGATGGTAGCACGCAAGAAATAGATGGCGGCAAGGAATCATTACTATTCCTTGGTGGCGGTGCCGAATTTGACGCGCTGGAACAAGCATTTGAAGCTGCTGTTGCTGACGCCTTAAATACATTGCTGGCTGTTAAAGGTATCTGATGGCTACTATTACTTCCGTAAATAATACGACAGTTGGCTTAACTTATAACATCCATGATCCAGCGACATGGATTGGCGGTGTTGTGCCTGGGCCAGGTGATACGGTTGTATTTCAATCTGCTACTGCTACAACTTGGTATTTAACGCAAAGTTGGACGATAGGTACAATTACATGGAGTGTAAGTCTAAATAGATCAGAATCAGGCATAGAGATCCCGAGCACACTGGCTAGCGATATTACCTTTACCCAGTTGTCTGGCAACTGGGTTGGGACCGGCCCGATGGTATCGACATCGTCAGAGCTACGAGCTAAGCCATTCTTGAAAGTATTAAATCCAGCCGGAACAACTGTAACCATAAATTTACCTGGGGCAGTTTATTATACTATGAGCGTCTCAAGTATGCCTGCCGTCACGGATACTAGCCTGATAACACTTAGCAGTGCAGGAAATTGCTATTTAAACATAAATGGCTACGTTGGCGGGTTTGTATGGGCTGACAATACTGCCGCTTTCCGCAACAGGACTACGATTAGAATACATGATATATCTGGATATACGGAAGTAAATTGCACTTATATAACCGCCGGTTATAGCAGCAGCAATGGAGGGAACGCGAACGGACAGGGATTTAGTGCTTTTTGGGTGACCGGTATACTTAGTGGCGGGGAGGCAAGAGTAAATGGCACGTATATACCAAACTCGACAGGCACCTCCGCTGTAGCCGCTCAATGGGGTACAACTATACGTACCAATAACTCACTGCTAGGCAATGGAGTTACTTTTAACTTAAGTGACTACATTGGGTACAATACTGCGTTGTCAGGCATTGGTAATATCTGGGCGGCACATACTTCTGGAACGCTTACCCTTATAGCTCCGCAAATAAACGCAGGCCAGGAATTGTGGACACAAGGATACAATGATAACTGGGAAGGCTCTACCACTAAGCGCAGGGTCTATTATTGCAGTGCTGATAACGTCAACAGTGTCACGGTGTTTGATGCTGATATATATGGGCCAAACAATACAAACAATACGCTTTCAAGTAATAATTACATGCTTGTAACTAATGGCGCTGTAACTCATAAAATTTACGGGAATATATATACCTCAACTTTGAATCGTTATCAGGTCCCTTTTTACTATGATAGCGACTCGACATACTGGTATCACATGGAAGGAACTGCGTACAACTCTATATCTAGTGTGGTATGGAGCACCAGAGTTCAATACATTGGTTTTTATGGCGGCTTCTATCATGCCAATGTTGTTCAATCAAACGATCCAGTAAACCTTTATGCAGCAAATAGGGCGCCTTTCATTGTTCCACTGCTTGGCCCAAACCCTAACTATAGTGGCGGCAATCAATTGTCTTGGGTTTATATTAAAGGCCCGGATAATAGAGCTCAAACTACTACGATGATTAACGCAAACTATACTGGATTTACGCCAGCCCCAGCCGATGTACGCTCTGGTGTAGTGTATGGCAATGGCGCATTTACAGGCACTTGCGCTGTACCGCAACCGTTCCAAGTTGCTTTTGGCGTTCCTGTTGATGCAACAGTTGGAACATGGACTGGAGAGACTAATGTGCTAAGTACTAGTGCAATTGCTGAGTCCGTATGGAATTACGACCTAAATGATATTACAAATACAACTAATGGCAGTGGTCAGCGTTTACTGAATAATGCTACCATTGAATCTACGGGTGCGCAAATTGCTGCATTAGGCGTGTAAATTAGGAATACTGATAGTGGAATCGCGCTACTACTCTACGGGGCGGATTCTATAAACCTAGCCAATTTGGAGATTTAAAATGGCTGCTCGTTCTACTGGTGTGTTTCCTCGGGAGAAATTCGATCTCGACAACGCCCTTGCCGTTACCGCTACCCCGACCGCTGCTGCTATCGATCTGAAGAGCATCCGCACCATTCGTGTGGTTGTGATTGGTGCTGCTGGCATCGACAACGCCGGCACTAACAAGATTACCGTCAATGTCGGCGGTGAGACTGTGGTGTTCAATGCCAATGACCTGGATACCAACGGCGTGGGTATCGCCCACCTGCGCGGCTCCCTGTGTGATGCCAACAACAACGTTGACTATGATCTTGGCGGCACCGCCACTCTGGTGGGTTGCTACATTGATGCAGTCGAAAACGTCGGCTGATCCAACTAGTCGGAATAATAATGGGGTGACATCGTCGCCCCCTTTTTATTATGTATTTAGATCAATCTCCCGTATATTTCACTAAAGACGGTCGTCGTAAAGCGGTATATCACACTGTCCTTGCCCGCGAACTTCTTGCAACTGGTTGGCAGCAGGAAGGTGTAGCTGCGCCCGAAACACCTCCGCAACCCATTGTTCCCATTGTAGAAGAGGTTGCGCAACCTGAGGCTCCCGCAGAGGCTGCGGATGCCGAAGAGGAGCCCGAGCCAGGGGAGTATTTTGACCTCGATTCGATGACCAAAGTGCAACTCGTCAGTTTTGCTGAGGCTCATGACATAGAATTTAAATCTTCTATGTCCAAAGCAGAATTATTGGAAATCTGCAAAGAGGTAGTCAGTGGTTGAGTTTGAATATGGAACAGGGCCCAGGATCCTTGAAGACGGGACTAATCTGGATGTTGATATTATCGCGGTTCATCCGCGAATTCAACGTCGCGGCATTGTTGATCCTGTCAGCGACGGTAGTCTGGGCTCTCCGGGGTATCAGCCAGGACAGAAAAACCTTGATGGAACTGACTTATAAATTGCATAAAGTTCAGGAAACCTAGTAAAACGATTTACTGCCATGGCACTGCCACTGATTATCGCCAAGCAGATTGGTGGCAAGAAGTCAACTAAAAAAGGCGGCAAATCAAAACCCAAGGGATCCGGTAAGCGCTAATGGCCGCCAAAAAACGCAGCACTGCTGAATTCTATGCCAACAATCCGGAGGCATATAAAAAGAAGCTGGCCTACGACAAAAAGCTCAATGCCAGACCAGATCGAAAGAATTATCGCGCTGAATTGGCGCGTGAACGCCGTGCTCGCGGGATCATGGGCAAAGGAGGGCCAGACGTCAGTCATACATCTGATGGCAAGTTCAAGCTAGAAAATCCTAAGACGAATCGTGCCAGAAATGGGCATGGCGACAACAAACGCCTTGCTCCTGGTAAAGGTACTAAGAAGTCAAAACGCTAGTAGCTAATGGCAAGGCGTCCTGGGCTATATGAAAACATCCGTCGTAAGCGCGAACGGATTCAGGCGGGTAGCGATGAATACATGAGGAAGCCTGGCAGTAAGGGCGCTCCTTCTGCAGCAGACTTCCGCGATGCTGCAAAGACTGCTAAAAAGAAGAAAAAGGTAAACTAATATATTCGCTATTTGGAAATAGCTAATGGCTGCCAAGAAAAAGTGGATTCAAGATGCCATAAAGAATCCAGACGCTTTACGCGAAGCAATGGGAGCTAAGAAAGGTAAGAATATCCCAAAAGGTAAACTTGCAGAAGCAGCTAAAAAGAAAGGAGTCACGGGTCAACGTGCTCGCCTAGCCGAAACACTGATGTCTTTCAACAAAAAGAAAAAGAAATAACTGGCAAACTAACCTAGAGTTAGATAGTCAGATGGCTGAGATTATTGCTTTCATTGTAGCAAATGGCCCGGAGATTCTGGGCGTGTTGTTTGCTATCCACGCTGCCGCATTAGCAATTGTTAACTTGACCCCAACGCCGAAGGATAACGAGGTTGTCGCTAAATATTATCGTATTTTAGAAATACTGGCTGGTGTCGTGACGCGACTGTCAAAGGATTAAGCCGATCCGATGAACGTTGGCTGCTGCGTTTTTCGACGCGCAGCGAACGGGAGGAAGTTGAGCGTTTGATTGCAAAAGCTGCTTTTTATCGAACTCTTAGTTCGCGCATGGCGGTTGAAATCGCCAGAGTAAAAGCAGAAATGGAGGCGATGGAACTGCAGGAAAAGCCAGTAATAAAGGATCACCCTATTGACGGCAATCTACAAACAGGTGAGTCCAGGCTTCTTGGCGGTGGTCTTAGTATTCATGCGCCTTATAGGAAAACTGATACTATGGCAGATCCATGGCAATGAGCCCTCAAGAGTCACCGGTATCGCATGTGGAAATTTACCACAAACTGGGAACTCTTGAAGGTAAGCTGGATGCACTTATCACCAGGACGGCAGAATACAGAACAGATCTGCAGAATGCGTTTGATCGCTTAGCTGTAATTGAAAAGCGATTAGCTTGGGTAATGGGTGCTGCTGTCGTCATTAGTGCGCTAGTACCGATTTTAATTAATACTATTGGGAGTAACTTTCACATGAAAATTGAGCAGCGCCCAGGAGACACTCAAGCGGAAGTAAGGTAATAATTTAAGGTACACTAAGCAGCATTAAATTACAATATGTCATACTTGACGTGGGGAGAAGTATGCCGACTTGCTGCTAATATTGGCAGCAAGTATCCAGAGTTAGTAGCAGCGCAGTGGGCACTTGAAAGCGCATGGGGGTCAGCATTGAGTGGTAGAAACAATTTCTTTGGCATTAAAGGCAAAGGCACCGTTAAGCCTACTGTTGAATATGTTAATGGTAAGCCAGTGCAGGTAGAAGCAGAATTCATGGATTTTGCAACACCTGAAGAATGTATAAAATACTTAGTTGAACGCTGGTACAAAGATTACAAAGACTACAAGGGAGTGAACAATGCCACCGATCGTAACAAGGCTGCATATATGTTGGTTTCCGAGCATTATGCAACTGATCCTGAGTATGCAAATAAATTGATTGGATTAATGGACAAGAATACCCCTCCAATGTTTGGTGAGCCCGCTAAAGTTAATCCCATTAATCTTAAGGATGCTGCTAGATGGTTCGCTGGTCACCCGCATCAAAACCTGGCATGGGATAGATTGCAAGAGAAATTATCTGTTGATGTGTTAAATCAATTTGCAATTGACTATCGATCAAGTGCAAGTCAACCCAACAAGGCTCCTGTTAGTAGCCAAAAGTTTCCCTTAGATGTTCCATATTTTTATCAGCGTGACAGCAAGACCGGTCACGGAGAACGGTCCTGCCAGTCGTCGGCGTTGGCGATGATTGTTGAATATATAAATCCTGGATTGATCGACGATGACGATGATTATCTGAATATTGTATTTAGATACGGTGATACAATCTCTCAGTCCGCTCAGACCAAAGCTCTTGATAGTCTTGGTTTAAAAAACAATTTTTCACAAAATGGATCCGAAGCAGATTTACTGAAAATTCTAGATGCCGGCTGCCCTGTCGCTGTTGGTATTCTCCATAAGGATAATATCAGCAATCCTTCAGGTGGTGGACATTGGGTTACTGTAATTGGATATGATCAGGAGTATTACCATGTCCATGATCCATTCGGCGAGCTTGACTTAATAAACGGAGGGTATCCAAAGAATAGCCCGACTGATGGTAAGAATCAGCGTTATTCCAGAAAGAACCTTAATAAGAGATGGTTGATTGCAAATGACCATGATGGCTGGTTCTGGGATTTAAGCGGCAATAAAAAACAATGAAAAAACAAGTAATATTACCATTCTTGCCTGGCTACATGTTTAATGGGCGCACTGTATTGTCTACGGGAGTTGCAATACCTCCCACTCAGTTCATTGATCAGAACACCGGAGAGACTATTTATTACGTAAGGCCAATTTTTGAATGTGGAGGTGTTTTTGTCGGAATGTACATCAAGCACTCTGGCATTGTTAATTGGATTAACTCATCGCAAGATTAATCATTCCCGATCTCGATAGCGTCACTATCATCATCTTCATCGCCAACAATATAAGTTAGCCCAGGGATGCTTTCAACGATATTTTTTATATAGCCGTGAATTTTATCTTCATCCCAGTTACAATTATCATATAATTGTTGGCTGAGTTCTGTCAATGTAGCGGTGTGGTAGTTGGTCCATTTCTTCTTAGAAAGAGCATCCTCTTTGATTTTAGAAACGGCCATTAATATTTCAAGTTCAGTTGACAGGTATTCTTGTGACATCACCAGCTCAGCATGTTCTACTCTACTGCGATCGATTAACCATAAAATTGCTTTAAAAATATATGTCAAAAATAATAACAATCGATTGCCTATCTCAACCTGAACAGTTAGGCACAAGTTAATCAACCATTGAATGGAACTAAGCACTAGGTCCATTACGGTGCCAGTCAGGTTGTATACGGCAGTTTTCATGTTCTGAAGCGCGAGCTTTTGACTACATCTATATTCTGCATTGTATCATCATTCTTCAGGCTTTGGGTCTGGTAGTCCAGTTGTATTTTTGACATCTGCACTTCCCCTTTTACAGCAACCAATCTTTCATCTGGATGTTTGCCTTCCCAGAATTGCTGACCGTTTCTTACGGCGCTATGCCAGACCTCTAGCTTCCTTTCTGTTGGTTCTCCATCGACTGGCTTATGTTTCCTAATTATCCATACAGCATGTGAGACATGAGCCAAGGCGTCCGTACCTCTGATCTGATCAAGTTCTGGTTCTTTTGGAACTGATTTCATGTTATTCTGCTCGATTTTCAGTCCAACTTGGTTCATTTGAGCAAAAACAAATATATCTATATCCAGCTCCTTTGCGGCAGTTATCAATTTATATGCTCGCTCTTCAAGCATAGAAGGATTATCGCGTGGCGCATTTTTATGCCTTGCCAAGGCATGGAAGTGATCAAGAATCACGCATCTAAGTTCTGGATTTTTAGCTTTCATCGAACGCATTGAATTAACGACAGTGTCAACGCAAGCGCCCCATGGAGCTTCAATTAGCAACTTGCCATTCGTTTCTTGTAAATGAAACGCCAAAGTTCCCATTAGATTCATCAAACAATCTTTATCTTCTTCTGCTGGGTTTTCTAGCTCGCTTACTGTAACATAGCCAATCTTATCTTCCGTAGCTCTCCAGTGATAACCTTGACGTGACAGCAACTTGCGACTCAGGCTAGCCATTAGTCTGGCCTCAATTGAAGCATAGTCAAGTTCCACTGATATAAAGCCAACCGTCAACCCCTTGGATGATAGCGATGATGCAATCTCACATCCGATAGACGTTTTACCAACTTTCGTCCTGGCTGCAATTGTCATCAGACGGCCGCCAAAAAGCCTATGGGGCTCAGGAAAATTAACACCACCGCCAATATCTAAATCAAAAGCTGGGATACCGGTAGAGGCAGGGCGTCGCTGCTTTGTTTTTGAATTAAACCTGTCAATCCAGTTTTGCCTATTGCCTCCAGGGTTTCCTATGATCGACTCCACAAGAGTGACGGCCTGCCCTTGATTGCCTATACTGCCACGCATCATTCCAACGCCTTCCATAGCCCGCTGCTGTATGTATTCAAGAGCTTCCTCAAGCTTGATATCGGCTTTAATATTTTGCTTTGCGTTATGAAGCGTCTCTATATATAAGGCCCTTACCCGTACTTGCTTTAATACGTCGAGAGCTGTCTGCCATTCGGTTTTTGCGTCGCCGTAACAGTTGAGCAGCTCTGGGTCCGCCAATTCATTAATAGTTTGGTTGAAAGTAATAATTGGTATGATTCTGGAAGAATTGCTTAGATTTGAATAGCCGGCAATCAGCGATTCCATGGAAAGGATTTGACCGCTTCTGTCTCCTATAAATGTCAAATCAATCTCTTTTGCAATCGCTTTAAATCTGTCGTCTGACCACAAGCTGAGTGGGATTAGCTGACCATGACCTATGCCAAAACCTGTCCTGAGTTCACCCCATAATTCACGGGCTATTCCAGGAGGGCATGAAAGCACTTTACTTAATATAATAGCTTCTTGGTTAGTTGTATCTTCTCGGTCTTGCACGGATGTCGGCTGTAATTTATCTACAATGCGAGCTACCTCAACAGCTTTATCAATGAACGTTGAATTACATCCAATTATCTTACCTTCTTCTTGGTGCAATAGACCAAGGTCAACTGCTTTTTGTAAGTAGAATGGTAATTCCATATCACTTCTCGTCGTCATAGCGCCAGAACTGTTCTCTAGGTTCCCTTGGTTCTGGGACATCGCTCGGCCAGGAAGGCAGTCTAAACATCAGTCTGAATCTAGCCGGATCCAGGCCCTCTTCCCGGAATGCTTGTTCTATCTTAAGAATTCTAGGCGTCAGTATGTCTATATTATCAGGATCATCTCTAAGCAGATTACAATACATCATATGGAGTTCATCATAATCATCGATCAATCTTCTGTGCTTTGCCTTAAGAACCAACTCATCCTTTCTGTCTTGTTCCAAAACAGCCTCTGCTTTGTCGTAATTCAAGCCATCGTTATATAGCGTATAAACGTTTTGATATTTCTTGCTTTGAGGTGATCCAATTCCAACGATACTTTGCAAGGTCTTTGATGAATTGTCTTTTGACCAAAAAGTGGAGTGCTCGATGCCGTTTTTCAGGACAGAGAAGAAATCTGCATAAGCATGTGGCTTTAACTTTAAAGCCATGATATGAGCGTCGATTGATCTAAGAAGCTGAGAACTTAGTCGATTTATTTTGCTATAATTTGCTGGCCTGAAAGAATTCCAAGCATCAGTAGCCTGCTGGAAATAGTCATTCTCCTTTGGCTTTAGCTCTTGCTTGCTTGACTTGTCTGTTCTAATATCAGTTTCTTGTTCAGCATTAGCCTTATCTAATAAATTCTTTATTTCCGCCCTAGCGTTATAGCTTACGTCTATCATTCTTCTGAGCACAGGTATCGGATCAACCAAGACTATTTTATCTTCTGTTCCTTCAATAAGTCCGTATTCTTTCAATTCTTTAATACATCTTATTCTGGTTGATCTATGTATTCCTATCATTTTATCTAGGACTGATTTGTCAATCGGGCCAAATCTTACTTGATTAGCTAATACAATCCATAGCAATTTGCTATTGGGGTGGAGATCTTCGCAGAGCAGAAGTTCTAGTGGAGCCTTAGCAAACGTATGTATATCCCAGCTTGACTTCTTTGAGACGGAGACCTTCATAAACCATGTGGAGCTGAGCACAGGATACGCGATACTCGGGACGTGTCCAAAAATACCATAATTGCGTCGCAAGCATTAAATGATCTTTAATCTTTGGGATCTCGCGTTGCAAAGCGCAACGCCAGGCGTTGTAAAATACAACACATACGTTGCACGACGCAACGTTTTACGTTGCAAAATGCGCGTTATCAAGAAATGTTACGAAAACCGCGTCGCGTTATGCAACATTTTCTGTTGCACGATGCAACGCAAACGTTGCAGGACGCAACGCAATGGCAAAAACGTTGCAGGATGCAACGCTTATAAAGAGTTCTAAGAAAAAGAAAAAAGAAATAGAAGAAGTAAGAAGAGCAGCCAACGCTTCGCGTTCGGTAAGCTGATGACATGGAGAAAAAGCGCCCAAGGCTGACGCTCGAACAGAAGGAGCTGATCGAGTCCACCTATCAGGAGATAGGTGAATCAATCGCGGCCAACATTGTCAATGGAAATAAAACAATTAAATGGGCATGGGATCTAATAGGTTCCATAGGAATATATGAGCAGTGGATGATAGAACGTTGGATTACGAAGTATAAATTTGAAAAACGTGGCTATGTTTACAATATGAAGAATTCAAAAAGAAAAAGGGGTCCTCGAAGCAACCCTAATGGCCTGATCAAAAGAAAGCAGGACATCGTAGAAGCTTTAAAAATTATGAAGCTCGGCTTGGATCCGTTAGAATACCTTCAGCAAAAGAACAACCCCAAAACCGATGGCAGAAGTACCCAACCTGGCAGGAGTAGCGACCAAGGATCTGGTTGAGACTATTGGTACTGGCAGTTTCAAGGCCAGCTATATCAATTGGGCTCGCACAATGAATCTGCTGCATGAACATGCGCCTGGGTGGTCTCCTGAATTACTTCCGACTCATGATGGCAATTGGGTACATGCTGCACCGGGCTCTGGAGGATTTTTAATGATCCGATTTGTGCATACAGATGGCTCCGTTAGGCCTGCTTATCCACAAAGCATCATGGATCACAGGAATAATGCTATTCCACTTGATAAGATTACTGCTCGCGATGTTACAGACACCCATCGCCGGGGAGCCTGCATGGCGGCTGCAATGGAATTTAGCTTAGGCTATGAACTCTGGGCGAAAATGCCTCTAGAGAGTGGCTACTCTACCGAGGACCAGGCAAATGAAGGGGTTAGCAAGGCAGTCGCTACGGAGCCTACCCCAAGCGGCTTCCAGGCCCGTGAACAGCCTACTCAGCAGGATTTTCTGGAAGCTTGCTTGAGCAAGGGTCTAACTACCATGGCAGCCGATAACCTGCTTGAATTGGTGGCTGGTAATTTTGCTGGTGGGCTGAAGACTTTGTCCAGCAAGACGGCAGAGTGGGTTGCCGAGCAGAATGCAAAGGCTGAACCTAAAGCCTCTCGGGGTGCAAAAAAGTCGTCGAGCAAGCCTGCTCCAGAGGATTATTAAGTGAATACCCTGTGTTAGCGGAACCTGAATTAGGCGTACCTCAATTTTCGATTGACTGGGCTGCTAATCAGCTCGCATCTGAATTTGACGGCGTAGTCATAAAAGATTATTAAGACCCAGTCCATGGGTCTTTTTTTTGCTATGCTTATTGCGAGTCCCAATTCGCTCCATGACGGCAGTTAAAGACGGTATAACGACTTGGTATAACTATGCTGGTCGGTACCGTGTTTTGGATCAATACGAATTTGATGTATTGATCAAGCAAATGAAGCAGCATGAGCCAGGAACAAAGGAATATACAGATATTCTAAATAAGCTGACGATGCATAACTTAAAATTAGTCATCAAGTTTGTTTCTAACTTTGTTAGAGCAAATGTTCAAAACAAGATGGGTACTATGGATATGCTTGACTATCTTCAGGTCGGGACTATCGGTTTGCGTCGCGCCATTGAATGCTATGATCCTGCAAAAGGTTACAAGTTTTCCACCTATGCAGTACCCTGGATAAGGTCTCTTGTCTCAAGGTATAACTTAAAAGTTTCTAGTGTTTTTCACATTACTGAAAACGCTCTTCTTGATGCATGGCAATACAAGACTTACGGTGAGATCAGAAGCAAATCTTCAAAAAATAAAACGGCCGAAGAATGCGTCGATCTGGTAAAAAGGATACAGGCGATGCAAAACCCGATAAGTGTGGATGCCGATGTTTGCGGACCCGGCGAAACAGAAGGCACAGAGCTGGTCAAACGCCTTGAAAGTCACTACAAGATGTATGACAGCAGTCTGGATTTCAATATGGAAATGGAAGACCTGGTAAACTCTGCTGGTCTCACTAAAATGCAGATAAAAATTATTAAAGCGTCATTTATCCAAGAGTTGACGACGCATCAGATAAAAGAACTGTATGGCATTAGCGTGCCCGAGATTAAGAGATCAAAACAAAAAGCCTTGGCTAAGCTCAAAGACGCTCTTAGTCAGTTATAATGATGTGTAAGATATCCCTGATGGGAAATGGCTGCTATCTCTATTGCTGGAACCGTCACCGGCCGCTCCGGCGAACCTCCTGTTACTCTTAAAACATTTCAAGGCAAAGATGGTACTCAGACCGTCGCAAGCTTTAGTGTTGCCGACCTTGAGTATATCTTTACCAAAAAAGACGAAGAACGCCAAGGTCAATTCTATAACTGCGAAGTCCGAGGCAAATCGGCAGAGTTATGCGCTGAACGCATTCAGCGTGGCGATAAGATTGCTGTAACCGGGCAACTTGTACAGCGAATGTATAACGAAAAGATGTATATTACTATTAAAAACGCCTCTGTCACTTACCTTGAAAAGCGAAAAGATGTTGGTGAAGCAGAAATGCCTTTCTGATTGCTAATTAATCAATGCGGCCAGGAAACTGGCCGTTCTTTTTGCTTGTATGGAATCTTTCAATTTTACCGACTTACCGCCTGGCGCGTACATGGATGAATTGCCGTTACTCACGACGGCTCATATCAAGCCTTATATTGTTGCTATATTATTGCATCGAGGAGCGGTCAGGGACTTTGAGATTATCAATAGCTTGACTCCTCATTGCCAAACAAGTGATTTGAAAATCGGTGGTTGGGATCCCTTGGAGGAAGAATGGTGTGAAGGCACTCGCCTAGAGAAGCTTATAGATGAAGCTTTGGGCGAATTCGTAGCGGAGGGCGTACTGCGTTACAATGAATCCAGAAATCTATGGGTTTTAACCGCTAACGACATATCGGTTGTGATTTCATGGGTAGCTTCTCTTGGAGCAAAGATACCACAACATTTACTGTTAGAATTATCTAGGGAACAATTAATTCGCATCCCAAATTATATTCCTTTGGACCATGAGTAAAAAGACAGTAACTGAAAGCATGAGATTGCAGCAACCTGCATTTCCTATGCCAAGATACAGGAGAGGAACTCCTGTACAGGTTTACATGGGAGCTGGGTGGTCCGCAGGATCTGTTGTCGAAAGTTTTCAAGATAAGTGCTCAGTTAGACTTAATTTTGGCAACAAGTTAATTACAGTGTTTGATGCAAGATCAATTCGTTCAACCGAGGAGAACAAGTGATGACTTACACCCAGAGTCTGATTGCACAACAATGTGACGCTATCAAACAGTTACTTCTTGCTAAGAATAAGAAGTACGGCGATTCTGCGTTGAATCCAACAAGGATTTTCTCTAAATCGGATGAAGTCGAACAACTTAATGTTCGAATAGACGACAAACTGTCAAGAATCCTAAGAGGAGCTGGATTAGTTGATAGCGACGAAGACGTCATTCAAGACTTGATTGGATACTTGATCCTGTTGAAAATTGCTATCAATAGACAGAAGCAAGACAAATGGGATGGTACTGATATAAATACCTAGTGGAATACTAAAGCTAATTTAGCTGTATAAATGGAAATATCTAACGATGATCAGAATGAGTTTAAATTCATAATCAAGCAGCCATTGTTCTCCAAGGCTAGACCTCGACTAACAAGGTGTGGGAAGGCGTACATGCCTGCCGCATACAAGGATGCACAAAGCAGACTTAAGCAGGAGTTAGTCAAACAATGGTCCCAGCCTCCCCTGGAAGGCCCTGTATGGCTTGATATAGTCGTTCAGGGAGAAGGACGCGGAGACCTGGATAACATCGCTGGAGCCTTTATGGACGCAGCTCAGAGCATACTGTTCACCGACGATAGGGTTAGCGTAATTAGTCGACTAACTATTGAGTGGGCGAAATCCAGCAAGGCTGACTCACAGTGGATTGTGCGGATAATTCCGTTAAGATGAATGCATGCGTAAACCACGTAGACAATGGTACAGATTGCTTATCGTCAGCCTGATGCAGAATATAGGCGCGAGCTTGGCGAAAACCAAAGTTATTTAAAAAATATTCTCATCAGCCCGGCTCATTATAAAGCAGCAAAGACAAGAAGGTTTCCTGTTACTGTCAACATGGAAATTGGATCTGCCTTGCATTGCAGAGTCCTGGAAGGGAAAGAAGAGTTTGAATCAAGGTTTCTATTAAAACCTGATGGAGTAGCTTTTAATACGAAAGAAGGTAAGGAATGGAAACTGGCAAACAAAGGCAAGACAATACTTGCTAAAAGTGATTATGATAATGTCTTAGGGATGGCCGATTCGCTATTTGCGATGGACTGGTTTAATCCTGACCAGAATGATTACAGAAAATACAACGAATTATCTGTTTATTGGGATGTTGATGGTATCCCGTGCAAAGGCAGGCTTGACAGGCTTGTGGACATGGGAGACCACCTTCTTGTTCTTGATCTAAAGACGACAGACTCAGTTGAATATTCAACTTTCCTTAAAAAAGTGACCGGAGGGCTGAATTATGTGTTTCAAGCAGCTTGGTACGCAGAGGCGGCAAGCGTTGCATTTGATAAGCCGGCAAAGTTTATTTTCATAGGTATAGAAAGAAGTGAGCCATGGGCCACAGGGATCTTTGAGGTATCAACCGAAATGATGGCCGAGGGCGTAGCACAGATAAATAAAGCCCGGAAACTGTTAAAAAAATGTTTGAGCACCAAGCAGTGGCCAAAGCCTGAGGTAGAATATAGTGTCATGAATCTTCCGCCATGGTACAAGTCTATGGCTGATCAGTATCTCGAAGTTGACGAGGTTTTATTTTAATGTCTGATCAACAAAAAAAGGTGGAGGTAAGGACCGGATTCCTTGCCTGGCTGGGCTTATTATTTATCGGATTAAAACTGACAGGTTATATTTCATGGCCGTGGGTCTGGGTCCTGTCTCCATTGTGGATACCTTTTTCAGTGGCAATTGTCTTGTTTACGATGGTTGGAATCGTTTATGCAATCACAATGGCGATGACAAAGAAATGAAACCAATAAAAGCGAACGATCTTCTTGAATTAGACAGGAATCTGCAGGTTGTAATGCTGCAGTGCTACGCATTACCAGAGCAGGTCATTTATCAAGCCGGAAAGAATGACTATTCTGAAGAACCGATTCATGAGCAACGAATTCCATCTCCGTCAAAATGTGGGGAATGGATAGTCGAGAGACTCCTTTCTAATGAAAAAGGTCACTGGGGGCCGCTGGAGCATCCCGGCATAACCTTTTCGGTGTCTGGCTATGTCCATAATGTCATGGTTCAAGCCAGGACTCATAGAGTTGGTGTAACTTTTGATGTGCAATCACAAAGATACACAGGGAAAAGAGTCGTAAAGGTTGCAAATGGCGAGCTTTGCCCGGAGGATGTTTTTTACGTAAGACCTGCCGGATTTTACGTTAACAGATATGGCAAAAAATATACTTGGAGCGAAGATGACTACCAAGATGAGTTGTCTTGGATCCTTGAGGGATGCAAAAGATATGCTTTAAAATACGAAAAGGGGATGTGCGAGGAGCACATCAGAGATTATCTTGCTCAAGCAATTAGGCAAAACTTTGTCGTATCTTTTAACCTTAGATCAGTGCTACATCTGATGGATTTAAGAGCGAAGATGGATGCACAGCTTGAGATCCAGGCAATGTGCGAGCAACTGGCGCCACAGATAAAAAAATGGGCTCCGAATGTATGGAACTACTATGAAGAGAAAAGATTACACAAAGCTCGTCTTTCGCCTTGAGAATGGGAATAATAACACACGCTTAGCGAGATGCTGGTAGTGTCGTCATCAGAGTGGAAAGAAGCAAAGCCTTGCAAGCGTGAATCTGGGCCTATCTATAAATTCAGAAGAGGCTACAGCTTAGGCGACACTGGTCGACATGAAACTGCCGACCAGTATGTTTGTTTTCAGAAGTATTTAATGCTACAGGGGTCGAGATCTACGGGGGCGCTATGTGAGCTTACTGGTCATAGTTTTAAAACGATCTCAGATTGGAGTAATGCTTTCAATTGGCAGAATCGTGCAGCCGCTTATGACAAGGATCAGATGGCAATAGTTTGGAAGGAAGTCGAAAAGTATAATCGCAATACTCACAAGGATGCGATTATCGAATTTCGTGAATCGTCAGAACGTCAAGCCAGGATGATGGCCAAAGTAGCCGAGGATCTTCTTAGGGTGCTTGGGAAGAGAGTCATGAAAGCAGAAGAAGAGGGGGAGGAAGTCCCAATGACTCTAGTCTCTGGTTTGCTCCGTGCTACCGCTAGTATCAGTGAGCAATCTAGGCAGTCATGGGCAAATGCGTTGGGCGTCAATGAAATGCTGGAAATGGTTGAAACAGAAATGAATAGAGCAGAAGTCGCAGATGTGACTGATGTAGACGCTTATGAAATTCCAGTTGAGGAATGATATGGATACCGATTTCCCTCTGAATGTCATAGAAAATGAGGACGGTTCACTAACTATCGAATGGGACGAAAATCATCCTAGAACCTCAATGTTTAACAACTTTACAGAACAAGATTTCTTGCGTTTACTACAAGATGAGTGCTTGCGTATCCTGGGACAGCAAGAATATGATAGAATAAAACAACAACAACATACTGAAGATTGATGGCGACAAGAGTCGGTAAAAATTTTCTGGAACGAGCCGGCTCTGACAGGGAAATGGTGCGTGCGCTTAGGCGCATTAAGACGCAAAAGAAAGAAGACGGCCAACAAGTAATACTGCATCAGTTTATCAGAAAAGTTGCCCCAAATTATAAGTTTTATAAAGTTCATGCGGAATTAACAAAGCAGCTACAAAGAGTAATTGATGGGAAATGTAAAAGATTGATCATACAAGTACCTCCTCGCAGTGGAAAGTCTTATATCTCATCAAAGCTGCTGCCCGCTGCTTATTTGATGGCACATCCTGATCGCTATGTAGGAATTGTCTCCTATAGCGCCGAGCTGGCTGAAGGCTTTTCAAGGTCAGCTCGTGAGTACTACCAACAAGCAGGGGGGATAATGGATCCTGTAAAGAAAGCCGTTAACGATTGGGGTACGCAGGGCGGCGGCGGATTATGGGCGGCGGGTGTCGGTGGCGCCATAACCGGTCGATCTGGTCATCTTTTGATCGTAGATGACCCGGTCAAGAATAGGGAAGACGCTGACAGTCCAAGAGTCATGGAAAAACTTTGGGACTGGTATACGTCGACTTTGTACACAAGACTTGAGCCAAATGTAGGATCAATTGTCGTCATCCAGACGAGGTGGAGCGAAAATGATCTTATTGGACGATTAATTGAATCTGAGATGAACGTCTCGGAAAAAGGCAGAGAAAATTGGACCATACTGGATCTTCCTGCAATTTCTGAAGATCCAAATTCCAGGCCGCCATTGCCAGCGCATTGTGAAGTAGTTCCTGACTGGAGAGAAGAACCAGGATTGGCTTTATGTCCGCAAAGATATGGCATCGAAGAATATGAGCGTATTCGCGAAGCAATTGGCACACGAGATTTTGCTGCATTATTTCAACAAAGACCAGCTCCGGAAGGTGGCAATATGTTTGATCCGAGCTGGTGGCAGTATTATGATGCTGCTACTGTTCTTCCTGAATTCCAGCGTGTAATGCTAAGTGTAGACTGTACATTTACCAATGCAGGGACAAGCGATTATGTAGTTGGTACTGTGATTGGCCAATCTGGTGTTAACTATTACGTCCTAGATATGGCTAGAGAGCGTCTCGATATCATGGGGACAATTGCAATGATATCTAGGATGCACAATAGGCACGCTTTAAGCGGAACAATTATTGAATTAGCGGCTTCGGGCTATGCCGCTTACCAGATGTTAAGCAAAAAGATACCTGGACTAATTGGATTTAAACCAGAGAAATCAAAAGTAGCAAGAGCAGCCGGTATTGTCCCAGTCGTTGAAGCTGGCAATGTATTTATACCGGCAAGTGCAAGCTGGCTTGATATATTCATAAATGAGTTCAGCCTGTTTCCGGCCGCCAAAAACGATGATATCATTGATTCTGTATCCATGGCTATCAATTACATGTCTCAGAGGTCTGCTCCTGCGTTAACTGAAGTCATGTGGGGGCGTGGCATCACGCTGCCTGATTCTTACCGTTTACGTACTGACTAAAATGGCCAGAAAGTCTCTTGATTTCAAGTTGTCTCCTGAGCAGCAAAAAATGGCCATGGAAAATATTAATTTAGCCAGGCGAGAGGCGTGGCGAATTCAAAGAACAACTGGCATAGAATATTCCGTCTTAGAAGGTGCAGCATTCCTTGGCTTGTGCAAAGCTTGTAATCGCTATGATCCAAGCTCCGGATATAAATTTTCTAGCTTAGCTACGCCAACTATAAGAGGTGAATTACTGCATTGGGTAAGAGATAGGACTTACGCAATGCGTTTATCGCATAAAATGAGAGAAAATTGGATTAAAGGACGCCGATTAATGTATGATGGCTCCACTGACATCCAGATAGCTAAAGCCTTGGGTCTTTCTCTTGGCGATTGGCAGGAAGTGAGATCGGCCTGTTCGGGCCCACCACTTGAGTTAAAAGATCAAGCCATGCCTTCGGCTCCGTTAGAGCCAGAGGAGTTTGATTTTAAAAATGACTACAGAGATAAAGCGACTGAGATTATCGAAGCGATATCCGAGAAAGAGCGAGACATCTTGATGAATTATTACAAAGGTGACGTATCAAAGGCGCCCGTAAGACAGTTTAACTTAACATTAAGCTTTCTCAAATTTAAAGAAATCCTTTAAGCCAGAGACTGGGTTCCATCAGGCCCTAGAATCTCTTGGACAAGGAGGATGGCACATGATCAAGGCAATGATTAGCGATTATACGATAAAAGCAGTAAAAGAGCTACCGATAACATCGATTCTAGAGAAAGAGCAAATACCTTTCAAAAGGGTGGGACGAGAAGCCATTACTGTATGCCCTTGGCATAATGATAAAAATCCGTCATTAACCATTAGTGATGAGAAAGGATTCTGTTATTGTTTCGTCTGCCAGTCAGGCAAAGATGGCATAGGATTTGTTGAACAGAAGCTGGGCCTTGGATTTGCTGATGCTGTTGAAAGAATTGCCAGACTTCATGCAATTGAGGTATGTTACGAGAACATAGATCCTGAGCTAGCCGCAAAGGAAGTTATCCGCAGAAATCAATTTAATGACCAGCTAAAAAGACAACACCTTGAATTCAGGGGCGCGATAAGGCACGTAAGGGCTCAGCGCATTAGAGATTTTTTGGATTGCAGAAAGATACTACCTGCAACATCTAAATATTTTGAACTAGGCTATGCCGTGTCTGGATTTTTTGCGGACCGCATCACGGTTCCAATTCATGACCATCTTGGCAATTTGATTGGGTTTACTGGCAGAGCAACAAAAAATGAAGTAAAGCCAAAATACAAGAACACCGAGAGCAATGAATATTTCGACAAGTCAAAGATTGTATTCAATGAACATCGTGCCTTTGATTACATCAAGGAAGCTGATTCGATTATTTTTGTCGAAGGTCATTTTGATGTTATCAGTCTATGGCAGTATGGCATACGAAATGTTGTCGCAATGCAAGGAACAGCAGCTCCTAGTATGGCTATTTTGCATAGGCTGTCCAGGAGAACCAAACGCTTTATATTATGCTATGACGCAGATGAAGGTGGTAACAAGGCGATTGAACAATTTGTCAAGGTAGCAGGGCCGATGGCATGCAAAGGCGAAATATCTATTTCTATAGCAAGATTGCCTGCCGGCACTGACCCTGATCAATGTATACGTGAAAACATTATAGATATGTTTGCGGCCATAGAGAATTCAAGCCCATGGCTAGACTGGCAACTTGAAGTATGGCTTGCATCCGTAGACAGAAGTAATACCGCGCTGTTTACTAATATCGAGTGCCGCATCAAAGAGCTGATTGATTCTATTGCTAGTCCCGTCCTTAGACAGCACTATATTGACAAGGCGTCTAAATTATTAGCATTAGATTCTACTGGTGCAAGTAGAATAGCGAAAGAATGGAATCAGAATGCTTCCAAAAGTGGATATAAGCGTACCTGGGTAAAACCAACGCCAGCTCAAACCAGGATCACCGTAGAGCGTAGGCTTTTAAGGATGTACATACATTTCAAGGAACAGCGTGAGAATTGCAAGGTATTCATGGATGAACTAGAGTCTCCGAGCCACCGCTGGCTGTGGCAGCGAATACAGGAAATAGAGAGACACGGAAATGACGTTGAACTTAAATGCGCCTTGGTTGCTGTTTTACTGGTTGCTGAGCCGTATTATATCAGGCAGTTGAGATCACTTACTAATCCGACGATCAAGTTATCTTATACTCAGGGTATAATGAGTCATATAGCCAATGTGCTTTCACAGAAATTGGTTACAAATTCATGAATAACACTATGCCAAAATACATCGTATACACGATGAATGGTTGCTCGTTTTGCAATCAGGCAAAAGCCTTACTTGAATACTATGGCGTTGATTACGAACTGATTTACGATAAGTCCCCGGACTGGGAAACATATCCTTGTATATACAAATCAACCGAGAACGGCGAGCTTCAACTGATTGGAGGATTTCAAGAATTGGCCAATTATTCGCACCTAAACGGATTGTAATCAATGACTTCCTCTACTCAGTTTTATTGTTTTTTTCTGGTATTGCTTGTGGCGCTGTGGCCACAGGACTGCCTTAATGTTAGCCGATTTACTTGGCTTTGGGTGCTAACCAGGATTCTTAATTACTATTTAATGATTCAGGCCTACATGATGTATAGACGCCTTAGGTCTGACTTTGGTAAAATGGGCTTGCCGATGCCGGCATTTAAATTTATCCCGATCTGGGAGCGAAATGGCAACTAAAAGGATCCTTAACAAGAAAAGCCTTTCCGGCGGCCTCGGCCCTACTGATCGACTTGGTAAAAAGACCACCCAGGGGAATGGCCTTAGGTCCAAGCCAAAGCGTAATAAAAAGAAATATAAAGGCCAGGGCCGCTAAATGTTTTCACCAAAAAGCTCTAGGCCAGATTTGGATGCTTTGTATATAGCTCAACTGGTATCAGAGGGCAAGCAATATGAAGCTGCACATTTTCTATTTGGATTACACAAAGAGAACGTATTGCTTTGGGCAAAGATAAAAGACTATTTGTTTACTATTGCTTACACTAATAGTCTTCTGAATACTTACGCAACATTAGTCGAGATCTCTTCCTGTGACTGCTTCGAGCAAAAGGCATATCTTTTACCCGGAAGCTCAGAAGCTAACTGATTTCAACTGGTAGACTACTCCTACATTCTTAAGTTAAATGTCCGAATTTCGACCAACCGCCCCATCGGCTCCTGCTGTTTTCTATCGTTCTTACAGCCGTCGCAAGCCAGATGGCTCTAGAGAAAATTATCAGGAGGCAGTGTCCAGAACTATTGCTGCTATTGCTGAAGTTGGTCAGTTCAATGAGCAACAGAAGAGCCTTGTGATGGATATGGCCCTAAAGCAGCATTGCTTGCCAAGCGGTCGTGCATTATGGGTAGCTGGTACAGAGTGGTCCAAAAAGCCGGAGAATTTTCCCGGTTACTACAATTGCTGCTCTATGCATGTAGACGACCCATCGATGTTTGGTCTACTTATGGAGCTAGCAATGATGGGTACCGGTACCGGCGGTGTACTGGAGTCAGATGTAGTCAGTAATCTGCCTAAGATTGTCAGGGCTGTTAACATCGTTGGTGTAGTTGAAAACCATCAAACAAAAGGTGGACTGCCGGATACCGAAATCGCATTGGACAAAGAAGATAATGTTATCTATTTAGTAGTAGGCGATTCTCGTCAGGGGTGGGCTAGTGCTTACTGCGGCCTGATTCAGCTTGCGATGGGCACTAGAGCCCTAGGGGAAACTGAAGATACTGAAGCGTGTGACGCCAGAATTGTACTGGACCTGAGTGAGGTACGCCAAGCCGGCGAACTGCTTAAAGGTTTCGGCGGTACGGCGAATCCTGTTCGGCTGCAGGAGACCTTTGAGAGGGCCGCCAAGCTGCTGTCAAAGGCAAAAGGACGTAAACTGACTTCCGTTGAATGTTGTCTATTGATTGACGAAGCAGCTAGTGCGGTTGTGGCTGGTAATATCCGCCGCAGTGCCGGCATGCGCCAATTTTCGTCTGATGATGAAGATGCTGCCTCAGCCAAAGATGGCTTGTACAAACAGGATGAAGACGGCAACTGGAGCGTAGATCCAGAGAAGGAAGCACTCAGGATGGCCAACCACACCCGTTGTTTCCATACTAAACCTGATTACGAAACAATCAAAGCTAGTATTCAAAAGCAATTCTGGTCTGGTGAGGGTGCAGTCATGTATGTACCCGAATCGATCGCCAGGGCAAATGCTGATCTGCTGAATACAGAGGAATTAAAGCAGCGGTTCTTGGGTTTGTATGTACGCAATCAGGATGATGCACGGCAGATGCTGGTAGAGCTGGCAGAAAAAGCCGGCGAACCGGCTGATGAGCGTATCATTCAGCATCGGATGGATCGGTATGGGCTTAACCCCTGCGGAGAGATAATCATGCGGGACAATTTATGTAATCTTTCAGAGATTCATCTGAACACACTAGATCCGGCCAACCAGGAACTACAGCATCAGGCATTCTATGCCGGCGGCTTGCAAGTTGCTGCACTGCTTCAACATAAATTTGTCCCCGAACGCCTGGCTTATAGTCGTGAAAATGATCCAATTGTTGGTGTCAGTTTTACTGGCCTGTTTGACTTTTTTGTACATGCTTTCGGTGCTTCCTGGTTAGAATGGATGATGAAAGGTCGTCCAACTGGTGCTGAATACAAAAAGTATGACACAAAGGAGAAGAAATTTCTAAAATCATGGCGTCTTAGCGCCGAGCAAGGTGTTAAGGATTACTGTACAGAGCACGGACTGCGTCTTCCTTCCAGGTTTACCACTGTCCAGCCTGCTGGTTCTAAGAGCTTGCTGACAGGGGCATCATCCGGTTGGCATCCACCGAAAGCACAACGCTTCATCCGTCGAATCACCTTTGGCGTTAATGATCCTTTGGTTAGCGCCCTTAGGGATTACGGATATAACGTGATTCCTGCTCAAAGCGCAAGAGATGAGCAGGGTAACCTGCTCGATGATATCACTGATTCCAGGGTTCGTGAAGTACTGGTCGAAATTCCCACGGAAGTTTCGTGGGCAAATATACCTGGCTGTGATGAATTCGACCTGAGTAAACTGCCAGTGTCCGCCCAATGGGGACTGTATATGCAAGTACAAAATCATTATACTACTCACAACACCTCGGCAACCCTAGAGTTTCGTGAAAACGAGATCGACCAACTGGCCGATTTAATGCACGATAATATCAATGCTAATGGCGGCTACATTTCGGCCGCGCTGTTAGCCAGATTTGATGCGAACGAGACGTTCCCTAGATTGCCGTTTGAGCCCATTGATAAGCAAACTTTTGAGCGACGCAATGCTGTTTGCAATGTTCTCAGAAATTTACTTCCCAAAGAAACGACCATTTTAGATCTTTTGAATAAATATGATAGCCCTGATTATGAATTGAAGGGAGCTGCTGGTTGCGATTCTGATAAATGTTTATCAGAAGAAAAACGGAACTAATTATTACTATGGCAGTTTCTCGTCGACACCAGAATCATGACCATTATGGTCCTGGTGTCAAGACAGCCTTGTCTGCATTTGTTGATGCCTTTAATTCTTATGCAATTATTACAGGCACAACCATGAAATACAGTTCTTTTCGCCTCGATCCCGTTCAAGATTGTTGGGATTTGCTTGTCCAAGAACGGAAGAAAGAGACTGGCACCGGTTTTTACTTAACTCCACAGGAATACGAAAATGTCAACATTAGTGGATCATCAAATCGAAAAGTTTAATCGTTTTCACAGGGAACTGATTAGACCGTTTAACCCATCTCAAGTTAATCCAGCATCTTATGATGTTAGGCTAGCTAAAGATCTGCTTATTGAATCACCTTGTGGTAAATGGCTTAAGGCTACTACTCCTTATATGATGGAGCCTGGCGAATTTTTACTTGGTGTAACGCAAGAGAAATTTAGACTTCCCTCAAACATTGAAGCAATCTTTATGTTAAAATCGTCAAGAGGTAGGGAAGGTTACGAACATGTCTTGAGCGGATATATCGATCCAGGCTATACTGGAAATATCACCCTAGAGCTGGTTAATGTTAACAGATTTCGAAAACTTCCACTAGAAGAAGGAATGCTAATCGGTCAAATCAGATTTATGTTTACTGATTCAAATTCATCTAGACCATACGACAAGACTGGTCACTACCAGAACGATACAACTGTCAAGCCATCAATGGTTGATATTTTTGGTAGATCTATGACATCCCATTGATGGATAGCTACTTGGAAGACTAAGTATGCCATTGGCGTGACGCCGGCAGTCCCTAGGCGCGATGCCCCATGCAAGTTGTTCATCCAACAAATAATCCAGCATTAGTTAGCTACCATAGACCCGAGCTAGTTAGCTTACTACCTAGCCTAGAGCTGGCTCTAGACTGTTGGAACTTATTGGATACAGATGGCAGGGGCTCTGCTAAGTCCAAGTACTTAGTCCAAGAACCTGCCGAGCCGAAAAAGGCTTTCATATCACGTCTTGGGCGATCTACTTATGCGCCGATATATCGGGATTCAATCAAAGCTTACGCTGGCTTATTGAATCGGTTTCAATTACGCGATTCTCCTCCAAGTCTTGATGAATGGCAATCGAACGTAGATTTACAGGGTTCTAGCATACAAAGTTTTTGGAATAGATGCGATGAATACGTCATCAGAGATGGTGGTGTATTCGTCATGGTTGACATGATGCCAGAAAACGATGACGTCAGCAACTTCCTTGACCAGCAGACAGATGGTCGCCATCCTTACAAGATTTTAGTTGAGAGAAAAGACGTAATTAACTGGTCGGTTGAATACAAAGGTGGTAGGGAGTTCATCCAGCATGCTACTATTAGACAGATAAAATCCATCCCAATTGCATCTGGGTATGGCGTCACACTGGAACCAGTATATTATGTATTGAAGCCAAGATTAATTGAAGAATATCGCCTAGAGCGCAAGGACAATAGATGGACTCAAGTAAAGACTGCTGAATATCAGACTACATTACCGATTGTTCCTTTGATCTGGTATGGAGCATCTACAAGTAGATTCGCTCAAGGCGATCTGCCATTGAACGGATTGGCTGAATTAAGTATCCAGCATTTTCAGAGTCGTTCCGATTTAACAGAACTGCTCCATAAGTGTGCCATGCCAGTACCTGTGAGGAAAGGCGTAGGCGTGGGCCCTGACGGCAGAACTCCTCCATTAGTGTTAGGACCGAATACTGCCGTTGATCTACCGGGCGAAGGAAGTGACTTTAGTTTTGCTGAGCCTACTGGCAGGAGTCTAGAAAGACACCAAGCTGAGATCAGTCATATTGAAGAGTTGATGGATCGCTCTGGTCTCAATTTTTTATATGGAGCTAATATCAAAACTGCTACTGAAGCGTCCCTGAGAGCGTCGCAAGTCGCTTCTCAAGTAGCTGCGCTTGTCAGGAACAAGACGAGCGCATTTAATACGGTAATGAAGTTATGGGCTGCCTACGCTGGAGAGCTTGATACTCTCACAAGGGAATCTGGCATCGTATTGAATGACAGTCTGATCAACAGGCCGCTTGATCCAAGTGGTATTGCTCAATTAATTAATCTGCGTAATTCAAACATTCTTAGCACTCAAACCGTACAAAAAGAGTTGCAACGCGGAGGTATACTTGACCCAGACTTGGTTCTTGAGGAGGAACTAACCAGGGTAACAGAGCAAGAGCAGTCTGGGATGGTTGAAATGGCCAAACCAGCCAACAGTAAGGGGAATCCGAATCCGGGCGGCAAAGGAACCGAACCTTTAGCGGTTAACCCGTTGGCAAAACAATGATGTGAACTCTTTTGCTAATGCGCTCTTGTTATACTGGACAAAAGGACCTCAGGCTATGATTATAGCTCGCATCGAGTTTAAACCTGAATACGCTTGTGATTTTATCGATTCCGAGCATGGAACCCAGACTATTATTCAGGTAGCTTATGCTTCGCCTGAGGACATGATCAAAGAGATCAAGCAGATCGAGCCTTACATCAAGGATTGTATCGCGGTTGTCAACGGTAGAATGTTATGTCTTAGCTCTTTCACGGCCAAGTGAGCCACCCTCTACCGGAAGGCAAATGGATTAGGTCGCCTGGCGGCAATTTTGCCTATTGCGTCAAGGGCCCCTGCTGTCGCCTGTTTGATCGCGAGGAGCTGCCCTGGCCCTGCTGCCGCCTGGCCTGGCGCAGCAAGGAGCCTAGCTGGAATCGTGTTGGCAGGCGTTTCGTGCCTGATATAGCCGCTTCCAGGTGCCCTAGCTATGCTGTTGATGCTTGCGACCAATGGGGAGGCCAGTGGTGCCAGATTCTAACGTTATACAACATTCGATTGACGGAATCTTTAAAGCAATGGTGGGTGACCAAGAAGCCCTTGACCAAGGGTTACCCGATACTGGATTCAGCGGTCGCGGACTGAATTGGACTAAAATCTTAAAAGAACATAATCTAGAGACGCCTGGATACCACGAGGTTATTGCGGAAATGAAAAAACTGGGAAGAATCAAGACCAAATCGTCAAGTCTCGGGTAAGATATAGATAACCATTAATGGTTAAATGGAAAAGGATCACCTGTCTCGTCTTAAGCGTGCATCGAAGCTTATCGATGGAATGCTGCATTCCCCAAGCTCTGGTATGCTGCGTCGAGCCGAGGACTGCGGATGCCTTGAAGAATTTGAATTTCTGTGCGAAGAGGCACGGATCTGCCTGGATGACGATGACTGGCTTGAGGAAATAGCCTGGGAAAAGGCTAATGCTAAGTTTTGTAACAAAATCTCGGCTTAGGGCATCCAGGTAGACCGGTCACCTATAGTAGGTTATTGTTCACGAGGGAAAACCCCCGATGACTATCCCCCTTTCAGGTGCCCCATCGCGTCGATCCAATCGACCTTTGACACAATTTGCTTGCCGGCTGCTTGATCAGTTTATGTCAAATCGCCTAGATGATGGGCAGTATAACAATCACAACACTTATGTGAAGTGCGAATCAAGTCAAAAAGACCGAACGCTTTGCGTCAACTTGTATGAAACAGAACTGTTAAATCTAGTAATCAACAATAGTAACGACAAGCCAATTTACGTTAAGCTATCAATTGGTGATCGCTTTCCCTACAATGGCATACCCTCCAGGGTTGTAATTGAGCGGATGAATGGATTGCTTGATGGCTTGGGGATTCATGGAATAATTCCCGAGGGTGTCAGAATATTCAAGGACAAAGATCAAGGCATTTTTTATTTTGGTAAAAACGATTACAAGGTAGCGGTTGGTCGAAACTTTGCAAGGAATATTATCATTAATTTAGACGCAAGCGATTTGTTCATTGAATCAACTGATATCCTATTTAACTCATGAGCCGATACCCTAATTGGGTCTGCGACAGTTGCGGGATCAAGAATGGTTCATGGTATACAGACGGAGTATACCATGGCCCTTCTTCCTGGTGCGCAACTTATCACCTAGGTAATTGCGATATTTGTCGCAATAAAAACATTCCAGTAACCGAACCTAGAGATTACGGACATTTGTTAAACTGGGACCAGAATGATATAAAAAATGTTCGCAAGAAACATAGGAAGACTGGGTAACAGAGCGATTATCGACCTGTCTGCAGCAAGACTTAACAAAAGATATTACAATGATTGCATTCTAGATATTTGCATATCAGGCAAACAAGGGATTGGTGCTTGCATCGAAACGCCATTTTTCAGGGCTTCGATTAATTTCTTCATACTTCTTAAAGAGACAAATGTTTGGACGCTGGGTGACCGTTGATGAAAAAGCGTATCAACTATCCTGAGTCGCTGCATCGTTATCTTATTTATTACAAAGATGGTGGAACAAGAGTTGTAACAGCTTGCGGAGCAACTAATGCGCATTATATTGCCAGCAATCTGGATCCCAGTAAAGAAATAAACCTTTGTAAAGTTTTGGATGATTCGTGGAAGTTCAATGACTAGTTTCTCTCAGTCTTTTTTTGCAAACATTGTGCCCATTGGTATATCAATGAGCTTAAGCTATGTATTCTTACTTTTTATTGTTAACAAAGGCAAACATCCTAGGTCTCACAATGACACATAATAAGCTACCTTGTCAGCGTCTCAACACATAGGTAGACTAAGCGGATGTTTTGCTTTAGCATCTCATTAACCAGTTATTTTAATGACTCCCAGCAGGGGCCTGGTCACTAGGCGGTAGTGATGTTGAATTCTGTTAAGACTATTGCCGAAAAACTTCTTTTGCGCCAGTGCGGTCCTTTCTTCCCTTTTTTCTGCATTGATGGCTCCAGCACCAGCCTTTGCATATCAGCGATGCACTATTGCTTCTCATTACGGAGTAGGTGATGGATACCATGGACGAATGACCGCAAATGGCGAACGATTTAATGCTTACGACCTGACTGCCGCCCATCCTTCTCTCCCTTTTGGCTCGAAATTGGTTATAACGAACCAGAGGAACGGTAAGTCAATTAAAGTACGCATCAACGACCGTGGACCGTACTATGGAGGTCGTGGCCTAGACCTTAGCTATTTGGCTTTTCGCTCTATCGATAACCCATCTAAGGGCGAAGTCAGTATTTGTTACTCGGTAGTTGCCTGACCCGGCAAGGGCATCTAAGATAGGGGGGCTCCAGGCCCCCCGTTTTTATGGTCGAAGTCACCTTTACTCCATCGCAACGCGTCAAGGCGATACTAGAAGGCACTAGAAGGCAGAAGACCAACGAGGCTAGCTCTTTAAGGGGGCGGAACAACGCACCATCTCACGGGCAGGAAGCGCTGAATATGCACTTGCTGGGCGCTGCAGCCGAGATGGCTGTAGCTTCCTATCTTGATCTTGAGCAATATGTTTTTGCTGACAAAAATCCCGTACGAGGCTCCAGTGATCTTCCTGGTTATATCGACGTGAAATGTCGCTCCAAACATTGCTACGATTTATTGATTCAACTAGATGATGATCCATCTAAGAAATTTGTTTTAGTTACTATCCAAGACCGTAGGATTCGTATCCATGGATGGACTTGCGGACACGATGCGATGCAGGTAAACTGGATACGTGAATTAGTGCCTGGTCGACCTGCTTATGTCGTCCCCAGGGAATTCCTTAAACCTATCCAGGAGCTAAAATGTCTAGTGGATGCTGCATTGAACGAGAAGACATTTGGCTGACCTGGGAAGACCAGGATGGAGAAGAATTTGCAATGCTTAATTTCTCAAAAGAAATACTAGATACTCTTGGATGGCAAGAAGGAGACGATTTGATCTTTCTTGACCAAGAAGATGGTTCAGTCCTGATTAAAAAAGCAGACGAAAACCAGTGAGCTTTATTGTTGGGCCATGAAAGACGAAGAGATTCTAAAATTAATTCAGATTAAGATTCGTGACCACGAGATCCGCGTAGCCATTATCTCCGCTATTCTTGGTATCTCAATCATAGGAGGACTTTTCCATGCAATCCACCTTAACCACGTCCTATTATCTTGATGGTTTGACAAAGGATGAATGGGACGAGCTGATTGTCTTGAAAAACGCAATCAGTTACTCGCCAAGTACTGTCCATCCTGCTAAGATGGAACGGTTCACTCAGCTCTTTGCCAAAAGCTTAAAAGGTAAAGGAGACCCGGTTTTTCAGTGACTCACCCCAATGTTGATGATTATCCTGCCTACCCAAAGAATGGAATTTCCATCCGGTACACCAGTGGCAGTTTTGACTATTCTTTACGTTTCGATGACACGGATTGTATTGCTACTATTGAATATATTGCTAATTTCATGCTTGGGTGCGGATTCACTCGTCCAGCTATCATTGCAGGACTCAAGCAGGTAACGGATACGCTGGAGGCTTCTCCTTAGGATCCTAGCAAGTCCAGGACAGAAGGCCCTCCACTGCGGAGGGCTTTCTTGTGAACCGCATCAGTCGAATTGTAAACAAATCCCAATGGTCTTGACACGGTGACAAGGTGGAGTCTATGGTTAAGACACAGGCAGACGCCTGTTACCACGCAGCCCAGTCCCCATTGCTGTCACCAAGTTATGGAACGAGTCTTTGATTTCTCTAATGTAACTAACTACGATTTCAGGCTAGTGGGATCAAACATAATTCTGAAATTATTTCAAGGTGATATTATAACGAAAATTTGCATAGAAACAGACAAGACTAATTCCATGGCGGATGAAGCACACAAAAAAATTTCTACTGCAACTATTCATCGGAATAAAGAAAAACAAATTACAAAGCGCAAGCGTGTACCACTGACGCGCCTTAATGAATTCCAAGTCAAAGAAATTCGTAACGACTGGGACGCAACTGTTAAGGCGTGCGGCTCTAGAAATGCTGCAGCCGAGCAGCTTGCCACGATTTACAATTGTAGTGCAAAAAATATCTACGCAATTATTTACCGTTATTCATGGGTCAATGTCTGAAAACGTCCGTTAGACTGGTGGCACGGCACCACCTGTTGCCGCGTGTGAGGAGAACCGCTAGAATGGCGCTGGCACCCAACCAGCGCTTTTTCATGTCTAGCAAATCCGAAGAACAGCTTTCTCTTGTTATCACGCTTGATGAATACAAATTTAAACTTACAGATGTAAACGAATCGAGCGGTTTTGTCGAGTACAAAGGCAAAATGGAGGTTTCTTACGATGGAGAATTCCTTGGAATAGATACGTGGGAGTCGCCTATTGGTGATGATTTTAGTGAGGCACCAATTCAACAGGTCACTCTAGTTGGAGCAGATCAGGCTAATCTGCTTGTTGGCGCTATCCTTGCATTATTGGAATCGTATGGTGAGTCTAGTTTATATAATGACAAGGACACACAGAAAGACTGCAAACAATTGGTTCAGGCGACCAAAGACTCTTATGCTGAAAAAGCATTTGAGTGAATACTTGATGATCTCAAAAACAAACGACTATCCTTTTGCAAAAATAAATAGAGTTAAACATATGAATCCGCCAAGCGATTGGGATGATATTCCTATTGCAGCAAGAAAGGAATCATATATCATAAAAAACCAGCAGCGCCGTTAGATACAGATAGCCTTCATGGATAGCTGTAAGCGAACATGGAATACGCACATCCGTGAATCATGGAATGTGCGTATTTTTTATTTACTTAAATCCATTGATGCTCACACTGATCTATATTTTAAGACCGGTGATCAATGGCATTTGGTTCAAGCTGATTACCTAAGGTGCTATGTCACGAAGTTAAAAGATTGGATAAAAGATCATGAATCAAGAATCATTCAAGCGCCTGAAATACCTAACTCCACTGATTAAATCATACGTTTCTTGTGTTGGATTCTCTGAGTCTTGTCTATAAATAATTAAATCATGCCTGATAGATCCATCAGAAAACTCAACTCGATAGTTTTGCTTCTTTGCCAGATCGATTAACTCTTTTACGGTCCCATTAGATCTAAGTCTTTTGTGGATTCTTACAATAGGCCTGGAATTGTAAATACTGTCGTACGCGCTATAGTCGGTCATCGGTTTTACGAGTAAGTTACGTTTACCTGTATTCCTGATATTCTACCCATGAAACACTAAGATTTGAGCAGTGCAACACTAGTTCTGAAAATGGACTTCCAAATGGAATACTGTTACGCGAGTAATAATTTGATATGCTGTCAACACCGATGCGTCTTAGAGTTCAATTTATATGTGAACGTATCGGTGCAGGGGCTCCAGTTGAATTAAATGATATAACATGGATCCAGAAATTGGCAGACAGGAACCCAACGATTGCTGCAGTACTCAGAAAGGCACGCCGAGCAGCCATGACAAAAGGTGCTCCTCAAGACGGGTTAGATGCCTTCATGGCTGACCTAGATATTGGCGACCCGGACCCAAGCAATCATCTGGTTGGACCTCAGGACCCTGTTACACTTGCTGAATGGTTCAGTAATCGACAAGCCTGGTTCAGAGGTCGGATTGACTAATTTGTCATTATTGATTATTTTTTCTTTTTAGGCTTCTTGCCTGCTTTGTTGAGGGCAATCGCTTGAGCTTGCTTCGGATCACGGCCTTCGTTAATTAGAGTGCGAATATTACGACCGATTGTCTTCTGACTGCTGCCTTTCTTTAGTGGCATCTTTTGTCTCCAGGTAATCTAGCATTAGGACCCACACGACAAAAGCGCCTGTTCCCAATAATACAATTCCAATACCAATGGAAATATCCCACGGAAAATCGGTCATTTCTGCGGCTCCTGTCCTAGTTCTTGGATTAAATACTGACGAGGTGCTCTGTGACCGTACTCACCACTTAACCCGGTCGCTCCAGTAAGCCGCGCTCATCTTACCTTTAGCAATATTTTTGGCATGTCTTGCCTTAAAAGACTCGCGTTTTGCCTTATCGGCAGCAGATTCACCCGCTCTGGGTGGCTTTGTATCGGCACCCTGCTCGCCAAACCGAATCAATTTCACATTGTCACCCTCTTTCGCTACAACAACATGGCTTTTGGTCGGATGATTTGGCGTTCTTTTTGGTTTGTTGTAGCCATCAACACCAGCTCTTTCTAGGCGAGGATCTTTTTTTGCTGCCATTGGATTAGGCTTAACGATTTCTTATATTTCCTGAATATTGTTATATTGATCTAGATGTGATTTAAATGTGCCATACAAAGACCCCGAAAGAAATAGAGAATACCAAAGAGAATGGTCCAGGAGAAATCGTCGCGCTAAAAGTTGTTTACCTTATTTCAAAGCGAAAAAACAAATAATACTAGAGGCAAAAAGTCATCCATGCGCAATCTGTAAGCAGACATTTCCGCCAGCCGCTATGGATCTACATCATTTCGATCCATCTATTAAGGAATTTACAGTATCAAAGGCTCTGAGAAAAGTTGGCTACGAGCGATTAGTAGCGGAAATTAATAAGTGTGTAGCGCTGTGTGCCGTATGTCACAGGTTGTTACACGTTGGACTGGTGGAGCTGGAATGCCCGATGTCAGATTCGAACTGACACTGAACGAGGCTTAAACTCGTCGCCTCTGCCAATTGGGCTAATCGGGCTTGATTCCAGTATATCACCAATGCTCCCTGCGTGGATCGAACACGCCTGAGCCGAATTATGAGTTCGGAGCATTCACCAGATTGCTAAGGGAGCAGCAACAGGCACAGTCTAGCGGTCGAGGTCCGACTTGGCAATGTGCTGACCCGGAGACTTTAGGTAGACAGGCTGGAGAGGGCGCCTAACATCAGTGCGAGGCCCGTACCTTACAATGCCCCGCCGTATCAAGCCACACGCCAGCCGCCGCCGCCTGCAAGGGCAGCGCCTCCTGAGTTTTGCATCGACCTACAACATCGACAGTCATGGCGCTATCGGTGTCACAGCAGCCAGAAGGTTCGCTGCCGACAACAAGATTCACTGCCCAGCAGTAATCCGCGTTCGCCGAAACACCAACACGATTGACAGCTTTTTCCTGGCTGAAAAAGGAATGTTTGGTCTGGCTTATGTTGAATTCAACTGGATGCTATTTCCGTGTTTAAATCAATTGGTCGAAAAAATTGGTCCAAGAGAGTTGTTCACTGACTTGGACCAATATGACTGGGCTTTTGAGGAAGAATCCTACAAGGTTGAATACGCTTTCATTTAAGCTGCCCCGGTCAGGCGATTACTGAAGTTGAATTTATAGCCCTCGATGGTGTCATCCTGACAGGGCTCAACATACGTCCTATGGCAGCATATCTTGCTGATTGACGTATTATCCATGCCAAATTCTTTGGCTAGAGAACCTTGCTTTTCTCCTAGTTTGTACCTCAAGCGAATGTCGCAGATTTGACGGTCGCTAAGAAAACCAGCCCTGCGACCACGCTTGATCGGATCCTGGGACAGCGGCGGCCGGCGCCGAACGCGCCTAATGACACGCCCTGGCGTTGTCACGCAGACATTGGTGATCCGTGCGATGCTGTCATAGTCGTACCCTTGGCACCTAAGATCCCAGATCCGGTCCTCCTTGGGAATAGATACGTTCCTTCTGCGCCTGGCCATGGGATTGACAAATACCCTCGTGCCCCTCTAGCTTAGACGGGCATTTGCAGTTGTCAACATGATCAAGGAGAAAGCGGCGACCATTGGCCTTGCGTTGGCTATCGCTGGGTTGTTTGCTTATGCAGAGGTGGCCCGCCGCGAACGCGAAATCCAGTTAAAGCAGCACGAATATCAAAAAATTGTTAGGAATCTTTATTAGCACCCAGGCAGGAATCGAACCTGCATCGCGCTAACTGTTTATAGTGCCGCGTCCGACACATCAACAGGCGCCGTCTTTTCCAATTAGCTCGGACTGGGTGACGACTCAGACAGGATTTGCACCTGTGACCGACCGCTTAGAAGGCGGTTGCTCTATCTTGCTGAGCTACTGAGCCATTGCAGGCATCTTACCGTATCGAACGGTATCTCATGGCTATGTGCCATGCGTGTTCCTTACACCAAGATGCAGGGACCCTCCTGTTTGAGCATCATCCCTGGAAACCATTTTGTTGGCGCCAACAAAATGGTCATCGTTCAGGAGCTAAGCTTGGAGGGTGTTCTTATGTGTCGCCAATAGCCCCTCTTACTTCCCTGACGGAAAGTGCAGGCATCGAACCTGCAATGGCCGGTCCCAAGGAACCGCCGGGAATTCCACCCGGAACAAACCCATTATACCAAATTCTTCAGTCTGGCGCGTACCTGCTCCCATTCGATCGGTTTGTAGTTCGTATGTTCTACGCATACGCATAGATATCTAGGGTCTATGTCGTTGTCATCTGTCAGTACGCGTCTGTAATGTAGGTGACCATGAATATTTGCAGTATAACGCGTTAAATTACAAGGATGTACGGGTATATGCGTCAAAATATAATTATCTAGATAATGGCAGCCGCGTATGTCATAAAAATATTTAGTATAATCATTCATCCGAAAGCAGTCGTGGTTGCCACGAACCAGTACTTTCCTGCCATTTAGTTGCTCCAGGCACTTAAGTCCGCGCCTTGGGATAGCTACATCGCCCAGATGATATACCTTATCTTTTGGACCGACAACACTGTTCCAGTTATCAATTAATGCCTGATCCATTTTATCCACATCATCCCATGGCCTGAGCTTAGAGCCATCGTCCCTGGTGAATTGACACATGCCATGATGACCGAAATGTGTATCAGAGATTAAGAAGGTTCTGGTCACAACAAGAATTGTGGCATCCATCACAGCTTACCTTGACGAGGCCGAACAGTCGTCTAGTTTGTCGTGGTTCCCTGGTAAGACGACAATGACGGCCTCACTGACCCCAGTAGAAGTCCTACCTGCAGAACCCGGTCGCAACTATCAAGCCCGGTTTTGCGTCGATGGCGATGTTCACCAACTTCGGGTCAACGCTGCAAGTTACTACGAAGTGTGGCTAATTGTAAAGCGCAACTATCCAATGGCATCAGTCGTCGCCATCCTGTTAGTGGTCGCCTGACTATGGTTCTAATACACACAGCCACCTTCCAATGAACGATTTAGTTGAGGTAACAGCATTCCTGATCGAATCAGGCAACCGTAGCCCACAAGCTACAAGTATCGCAATCCTGAAAGCACTATCAGCAACCCTTAGGAATTCTTTAGATTCTAAAGGCTGTAGTCTGTCAGACTGCGCGGACTGGATTGACCTCCAGCTTGACAGCCACAAACAATCAAACCATGAATCCTAACGCTATCATTGCCGCTGATTTTGCAAACGAACTAGCTGAAATAGTGGAACTCAAATTGTTGGGGACTGATTCAGTCGGCGAGCAATCATGGAATGACTACGCTTATCAAGTATTAGCTAATTATCACAAAGCAGTAAATCAAACTGTTACGCCTTACAGACCTCTGTGGCGTTCACTTCACGAAGCTTACAGTTCCATTGATAAATCAAATCCTCCGTATTTTATCTTTTCGCGTATGATTACTGCTTTTTGTGATCGAATCGAGACAGATTTTCCTGTAAACGAAATTGACCGTGATATACTGCTTGGGTATCTACGTGATGAAGCCGAAAAGGCTTTAACCTGCGAATGACCTTAGAGCAGTTTTTGTTTTTTACCATGGGTTATGTAGCTGTTTGTCTGTTGTTTATTTGTATCGCAAAATCAATTCTTCCCTGATGCCAATCAGCTAAAATGCATAACGCATTAGTGCTAAAAGATTATTAGCCCTAAGACTATTTTAAATGACATCCAATGACACAAAGCGAAAAGTGATTGATGCAATCGCTTCTTCTCGTTTCATGACACGACTAGCGACTTCACTTCGAACTACTGACGTACAATCAATTACACCAAATGACCTTGACCAAATGGCAAGAATCCTTATCCAAAAAGCAAAAGAGTTACGATTCTCTACTCAGGATGGCTAATCACAACTTGGAGCCCGTCGCTACTCCTGCGTGCTGTTCTGCATGGAAGGACATGCGTTCTAACTTTACTTGGTATGCATTTATGGAGTATCCTGATTACGTTTGCATGCCATGCATTGGTACATGGCGAGTGAACAACTGTCCTTCATGTGGCGCTGATGTTCGTATGTCTGTTTGGAGGCCGTTTTGACTACTAAGCGTCAGTTTACACCGCCACCGAAAGAGTTAGTAGAGCGGTGGGTTGAAGAATCAAAATCTAAGCCAACAATACATGCAGCATACGGTTACATCACCTACAAGGCCGCTGAATGGGCCCATAACGCGGCCCTGGACCCAGACCCCAATAGCTTGAAGCAACAGGCTCTCAGGGGCTTGGAGCGCATACAGAACATCGATGTCGTATCCGTATGGACCGGCAGGGATGTATTTGATGTGATCCGCCAGGCCTTGGATCGTTTACCTGATGGGATATAAAAAATACTAATCATTCAGGGGGTTGACCTGGTGATGTCTGAGGGCTACCTTAGTCATGTCCTTAGACATCACAGGCTTTTAGCCATGCCTCAAATCACTAAGCCCATGCTCGCCGGGAGCTACGACGCCACCAAGGCTCTGTTTCCCTATGCAGCAACACCCAAGATCGACGGTATCCGCTTCGTCATGGTTAATGGCATTGCCCTGAGCCGTTCTTTCAAGCCTATCCGCAACGCCCACGTCCAGGCCACACTGCGTCAATGGCTGCCGGACGGCACTGATGGCGAATTGACCTGCGGTGACACGTTCCAGTCGTCATCTTCAGCGATTATGTCCGCCGATGGTACACCTGATTTCCATTGCTGGGTATTTGATTTCGTTCACCCCAATGTGGGGTGCATTCACCCCTATTTGGAGCGGATCAATGATCCAATGCTGGCAAGCCTGGAGGCTAAGCATGCCCAAAACCCTGCTTTTGGTTTGACCATCCTAAGGCCTGAAATGGTCAATAATGAATCCGAACTGCGCGTAATCGAAGAGCAGTACCTGGATGCAGGTTTCGAAGGTGTTATGGTGCGTGACCCAAATGGCACTTACAAGTTCGGTCGTTCAACCACCAAAGAAAACACCCTGCTCAAGGTTAAGCGTTTCCTGGATGACGAGGCGATCCTGATTGATGTGCTGGAGAAGCGGCACAATATGAATGAAGCCACCCAAGATGCCTTTGGTCGTACCAAGCGTTCTACTTGCCAGGATGGCAAGATTGGCGCTGATACCGCTGGCACCTTGGTTGTACGCACCGCAGACGGTATTGAGTTTGGTATCGGTACCGGCCTAGATGATGCAATGCGTACTAAAATCTGGGCTGATACCAGCCAATACATTGGCATGATGGTCAAGTACAAGTATTTCCCCGTCAGCATCAAAGAAAAGCCTCGGCATCCCGTGTTCCTGGGCTTCCGTCATGCGGAGGATCTGTGATGACTAATCCCGATCAGGAATTTTTAATTGATCACATCATTGATGAATTCGATTTCGACAGGGTTCATGAGGTGATGAAGCTATTGGATTGGCAATGGCTTACTGTTCGCGATGATGGCATGGAATTGCCATCTAAGGAGCGATTAATTGCCGCTGCTCGTCATCGGTTACGCAGTTCTGTTAAAAGCGGTTACTGTGCATCCGGTGGTCTGGTGGCACGCTACCATCCTGCAACTAAAAAAGATCGGGAATGGTTCAGTCTGGAATTTGTCCTTTGCTCCGCTGATAACTATGATTGATCGAATCATGGTAGTAAATGTAATCGGCGGATTTTGTCTTATCGCGCTAATTGGTATTATCTTCGCTCCAGGACAAGAGCAACCAATTGAACTCAAGTTCAAAGTAGTTGATTCTTATCATGGTTGCGACATCGTTCGCTACACAGATCGAACTAATCTCTGGCATTACTTCATGGACTGCAAATCATCGACAGGTGTGAAATGACTGAAAACCACCCAATCACTCCACCGCCGGAGCTGATTGCTAAATGGGCAAGCAGCATGTGTGGTTACTACAAAGCCGCCCGCTGGGGAGCAGACCAGGAGCTGGAGGCGTGCTGTAAGTGGCTGAGCAGCCGCAGCTCTTTGACCGAGAAACTCCGCGATGTCCGCCGCCCGAAGCCGCCGAGCTTGAAGGAGCAGGCGCTACAGGCGTTGTACCGCTTTGACGACACCCAAGGACACGAGGGTTTGACGCCTGAGCAAATCGCCGATGACTTCGTGCTCATCCGCCGCGCCCTGGAGCAACTCGATGACTGACCCCACCCCCACCGACTGGCGAGCGCTGTGCGCCCGCATGGCTGACGAGCTGGATCATTATCGCCAGCTCTTGATGGACGATTGCAGCGAAGCTCATGCGTTGGCGACTGAAGCCCGTGCCTTGCTTGCCCAGCCCGAGCCGCAGGGGCCGA